ATGTCGAAGAATCGGAAGTCTGACAGCCTCTCAGTCGATGAGATGGCCGACCGGCTCTTTTCAATCTGGCAGAGCGCGGCACCGTGGCAGCACGATGCGGGAACTAAGTGGTACGACAGCGCACGGCAGTGGGTTATTGAGGCTGCTGAGCGTCACAACGTAAGCAATGAGGTGGTGGCCGGTGTTATCGCGGCCTACTCCCCTCAGACTCGATGGGTAGACAACCTTCGGGACGCTGAGTATCACCTAGCAGGTTCCCCCCTGCGCTCTGGAGTGATGGGGGCGAACGTTCGTCGCGCGGCTGCTGTCATTGAGCAGGGCTTAGATGGATTGGGCAACGGACCGAAGGTTAAAGCGTTCGCGCGCAACATCCTTGGGGATACCGACGCCGTGACTGTCGATGTTTGGGCAGCACGTGCAGCGTTCGGCACGATGGACAAAGCCATTGCGGCACAAACGATTGCGTGGGCTGGCGCCTATGACAAGGTGGCTGACGCATATCGCAAGGCAGCTGCTCACGCCGGTGTTCCTGCCTCAGTTATGCAGGCAACAGTCTGGGTGGCCATTAGAGGCAAAGCCGAATAGTTCTAGATAGGCAGAGTGGGTCGCGAGTCTTCTCGCGGCCCGCTTGGTGTATCTAGCACCAAAACATCCTGTGACCAGCATCAATTGGGTGCGTGGTCGGATGGTTTCACCACACGGAAGGGATGCTGAAATGGACAATGACAAGCGTGCCAAGGTCACTGAGAAAGTGGCCAAGCTGCTCCGACAGGCCGAGGACGTTGCAGGTACCCCCGAGGAGGGGGTGTTCCAAGCACGGGCGTTCGAGATAGTGGCCAAGTATGGGCTTGATATGGCCCAAATCCATGCGCGTAAAGAAGGTTTGGATATCTCAGACCTACCGAATGCTATCCAGTGGGAAGTGTACGTGCATGGGAAGTACCAGTCAGCTCAGGCCTTGCTGCTACACGGCATGGCTCGAGCCCTCCACTGCCACACCGTGTATGCGAGCAGCGGGGGTACCTACGTTGTATGGGTGTATGGAGTTCCTCACCACATCGAGCGTCTCCAGTTCCTCTGGGACATGCTGCGACCGCAGATGATCCGACTCGTGGATACCGTGCGGCCACCATCGGATTATCAACGGATTCAGGAACGGTACGACTGGGCCACTGACACTTTCACTACAAAGGTGGTGAGAGACGCTGGCCGACTCAAGACGTACCGACGTTCATGGCTTGCTGGGTACGCACAGACTATCGAGTCACGTATTCGTGAGCAGGAAACGATTGCCATTGAGTCAGTCGGCGGGGTTGCCCTCGTGCTCTATCGGGGTGACGAACAACGTGCCGAGTTGGCAATGAGAGACGCACACCCACGTGCACGACAGGCCAAGACACGCACCCGATTTGACCGTGACGGCTACAGCCATGGTCAGCGCGATGGAAGTCAGGCTCAGTTCGCGCGAGCGATTGGGTGACTCATGGATGTCGGATGGATTGTCGCATGGATCATCTGCGCGGCAATCTTCATGGCCCAATGGAAACAGTCTAAGTAGGGAAGGTGGGACACGAAGGGGTGCAATCCTTTTCGCGGCCCGCCTGCTGTATTTAGGCGGCACACACGGAAGGGGTACCAATGGCAACAATCACGGCACGTCCGTTGAACGTAATCGCGGACGAGATCAAAAGGGACTGGCTCAAGCCATATTTCGGCGCTGTCCCCTACCTCGATGCAATGGCAGCACTCGGAGACATCGATGAACGCTACGGGTGTGACTCTGCTGAGTCCATCGTCCTGCACTTCCTGGCCAACTCTGGAACCTGGCGCGGGCAAGTAGCGCGCCGGATTAAGAGGGAGCTGACGGAGATCCTCGGATGAGCGCTACATGCCCATATGACGGCAACGATGTGACCGCAGATTTCAACGAGGTCTTCTGGAAGTACTGGCACTGCGACGGGTGCGGCAACCGCTGGACTCTCGGCGGTATGCCGGTGGGCGGCGTTGGTGACCGGCTCATCACTGAATAGGGAAGGTGTACGGCAGCCGAGCTGTCGTACGCCTGCTGTATTCAGACAGCAATACACGGAAGGGGTAAGCAATGCATACGTCCAGCATTCTCGGACTCAAGGGAGAAGGGCTCATGTGGCAGGGCCCAGGCCGGGTCAAGCGCGCCGAGGCTCTCAAGGAGGCCACTGACCACGCACTTTACTGGTTTGGTCGGAAGAGCGGCGACGTGTCGGTTAACAAAACTAAGATAATCCGCAATGGGGAGCACGTCGCAGACATCCTGGTAGAGAGGGTTTAGACCATGGCAAATCGCACCGAAGAGCGGGTCACATTCCTTGGAGACATCCTGGATCAGGGCATGGCAGCGGCTAGGTACTGGGCACTCGGACAGTCGTGGCACGTGCGCGATGACGGTACCAATGTCGTTGAGTTCTTACCCGAGGGCGAGTCGCCCGCAGTCACAGTTGACATTGATGTGGTTGCGCGAGGGTTGCGTCTTGTCTGCGATGGCAAGGTTGAGTACTTCAACGCCGGATATGACGGCGCCACCCGCAGCCGCATCACGGCGTACAACCGAACTAACGGTGATGAGGCTGACGCGGACGCAATCGACTACGACTGCATCATTCAAGCAGGTCTGTTCGGTGAGGTTGTCTATAGCTAATGAGCCTGAGTAGGCAGGATGGGTCGCGAGTGTTTCTCGCGGCCCGTCTGGTGTGCTCAGCACCAACACGAGAAGGGATACAACATGGCACGAATCTGTTACCACGCCAACGAGTCTTACTTCAGTCGCGACCACCAGGGCTATTCAATCGCCAAGATCACCGAGAATGCGGCAGGTTATGAGCCACTACCCGGACACCACCGGCAGCTCAGTGATGCGGTCACCATCGCTGAGGGTCTGAACAAGGAGCAGGGTCTCACCCCGGACGATGTCGCGGACATCGTGGCCAGCTCTATGAGGCATAGGTACTGCACAGTGGCACTAAGCCTGCAGGATCGGCAGGACATCACGGATGTCATCACGCGCTACACGTTGGCAATCGATCTGGGCAACTGGACTGAACTCGACTCGGTGTTCACTGCCGATGCTCAGATCGATTACTCCACCGCTGGCGGCATTGTCGGCTCGTTCTCTGAGGTGAAAGAGTGGCTGCCACAGGCACTCTCACTGTTCACTCACAGGCAGCACCTCATCGGCCAGATCTCCATTGAACTAGATGGTGACGTCGCCAAGGTTATGGCCTACTACATCAACCCGATGACATACGAGGTTGAAGGCACTGAAGGGCACTACCAGAGCGGTGGTATCTACCACCACCAGATGGTGAGGACAGAGCAAGGGTGGCGTAGTCGGTCACTCATCGAGCAAGAGTTATGGAGGAGAACATGATACTCGCGGCCATCCTCATTGCCGGGGGTGTATCTCTCACTCCCCCAACGGTTCCCGACTGTGCGCGTTTTGACGTGTGCAAGTATCAGCCGGGATACAACGGTCCCCTCATGCCCACCTGGAACACACCAGGCACGTATGGGGGTTGGACGACTAATCCAGTCTTGTGCGACCCGGTCACATACCAGTGTCGGCAAGTTGTGTCAGGGAGCTAGGACATGACCGAACTGACAGCAGAAATGGAAGAAGCGATCGAGTCAATCGTTGACGGCTGGTACCCCAGTGGGCCAGTCGACTGGCATGACTTCTTGGATCGAATGGAATCAACGATTGATGTCGACCTGGGCTCGGACATGCTTTCACCAACCGTGAAAGCCATCAAGCGGTACGCACTCAAGTACCGGGGACACGTATGACCGGGCGTGAACGTATAGAACAAGCAGCCAAAGACGCGGGTTTCGTCACCTATAAGTCAATTCTCATGGGTCAGTGGAACTACCGCACGGCCAGCCATGAGATTCGGGTCAAGTACAACAAGGCTGACAGGGCCATGAGCGGATACTGCCCGGCTGAGGGCATACCTATAAGTGGTAAAGGCATCGCAGACCAGGTTATCGCCTACCTACAGCAACACAAGGAGAAGTGATGAGTAGCAACACAATTGATATCACCCCAGACACTGCTGGGATGGCTCGGTGGGCGCGCAAGGTGCTCGCGGAGGCCCCCGAGGGGAGTAATGACGCTCGTACCGCACGCAATGTGCTGGCCGAGCTCGGAGTTGAGGAGGCCAGTTGACACAGCAATACCGCGTCACGCTGAAGATGGCAGATGGGTTCGTGAATGAAGAGGTGGGAGAAGATCTTCCGCAGCTCATTGCCAACGCGAACGCATTAGCCAAGGAACACAACGGTAACGTCGTTCTTGACAGCGTCGACAAGATTGGATCCGTCATCTACTCGGGAGACGATGGCGACTACGCAACAGGATGGGCTGACGTAACGCCAGTCATCTAACACACATCTGAATACGGAGGAGCCGCAGCGGGAGCCATTCCCGTTGCGGCTCTGCTGTTTTCAGCACTCTACAGGGCATGGGACTCACGAACCCGTGCCCTTTTTCTATGCCCATAGGAAGGGACCGCATGTTATTGGAAGGCTGGACATCAACACCGATTGAATACGAACGACTCACTCGCGCTGAGGTTGTGGAACACGAGCGCTACTGGGCCAAGATGGTTTTGAAGGCGCGCAACCTGCGGCGCAAGTACGACCGTGCAGTGTGGATGAAGGATGCGAAACGGGCTGAGAGCCTCGCTGAGGCACTGAGGGACATGGCCCCGTCCATGCTGTACGCCCACGGACGTTGGGAGCGCCACGGGCGCTGGAGCCGGTACTACCAGGTGCGTGGTGGGGCCGTCCACACCACACTCACGTGCCGATGCATCAATGGGGAGACCGTGTTACATCCACTCCCCCAATTCGCCGGTCGGTCAAGGAAGTTCATCGCGGACCGATACAAGCTGTGCCGTCACTGCGGCGATAGCCACACCGGTGACATCTCCAGTGACCGCACATATCGGTCATTCAAGGCCTACCTACTTATGGCCTGAAACATGGTCTGACCTGCATTAAGTGGGTCGGGTTTACGTTCTAAATACACGACGGAAGGGATACCCAAAATGTTCGAAGAGGAAGAGATCGACTACGGCCCCGAGTGGTGGGGTGACTACCTGCAGGAGTCGGGGAGGTTGACTCAGTGAAGTGCTCGATCAGCTACTGCTGGGAGGATGCCGTCTCAAAAGAGATGTGCAGTCACCACTATGGCCAGACATACCGACCGAAGGACACCCGAGGCGATCGGCGCAATCGCTACAAGCTGGCAAATCGCCTAGATGCCAAGGGTTTCAAGGTCTCTGATGAGTACATCAATCAGCGGCTGGCTGGCCTGCGATGAACACCCTGGTTAAGCGGGATATCCATTACGAGTACCCCGCTCGGGAAACGCACCCTCACTCCGGGGGTTGAAGTATCCATCAAGAGCAAGACTGGCCGGTTCCGGTTCCAGTACTGGCGCAGAACATCTGGTGGCCTCGACGAGCTGACGTTTGTTGGTGGCCCACTTCATGGCCAGGGTGAGCGGTTCGTCTCTGTCTATCCAGAACGTGTCACACGCGTACATCGGATCAACAAGACGCTGACCAATATCCAGAGGGAGAAGCGGCAGTGAACTGCTGCCCTACCCCTTACAAGGAGGTGTACGCCAACAAGGGTGTGGCACTGAAAGCCGTTAAGGACATCCGCAAGCGATGCAAGGCGCCACACTCCAATAGGCGGTACATACCGGTGGAGCCCTACCCATGCCGGTGCGGTGAGTACCACCTGTGCACCATTGACAAGGCGAAGTTCAGGAGGCGATAGAGAAACGGGTCAGCCCTTCGGGGTTGGCCCTTTTCTTTTACCCGGATCGTTAGCCAACCTAATCGTTTTACGTCCAACGCAATCGGCTACAATAGGCGGCATGAGGACGGGGATGTATCTGCGCCAATCGCTCGACCGGACTGGCGAAGGACTAGCCGTTGCACGCCAGGAAGAGGACTGTGCGGCCCTGTGTGAACGCAAGGGCTGGAATGACATCGTCAAGTACGTCGACAACGACACGTCGGCCACCAAAGGCGTGCGCCCCCAGTACCAGGCGATGCTGCAAGACATTCGTGACGGCCAGATCGACGCCGTGGTGACGTGGGATCTCGACAGACTCCACCGGCAGCCGCGTGAGCTCGAAGACTTCATCACACTGGCCGACAAGATGGGCATAGCGCTAGCGACCGTTGGTGGCGATACCGATTTGGGAACCGACCAAGGCCGGTTGGTCGCCCGAATCAAGGGCGCTGTGGCACGAGCTGAGATCGAACGCAAGTCAGTAAGACAGAAGCGAGCCCACCTCCAGCTGGCGCAGTCCGGTAAGGGCTGGGGGCCACCACAGTTTGGCTACTCGGGCGACCATGAGAACCCTGCACTCGTGCCGGAAGAGGCTGACCTCATCCGTGATGCATACCGCGACATTCTCTCCGGGCGCACCCTCTACGGCATTGCCCAGCAGTGGAACAAGCAGGGTGTCACCACTAAGCGCGGAAGTAGGTGGGATACCTCCAACCTCTCCAGGCTCATTAAGAACCCGCGCAATGCGGGTCTGCGGGCACTACATGGCGAGATCGTGGGGTTTGGGAATTGGCCTGCCATTGTCGACGAGAACACCTGGCGGTCTGTCCATGCGATCATTACCAACCCGTCAAGATCCAGCTACACGGGTCGCCGCGACCCTAAGCACCTGCTGTCAGTGATCGCCCGCTGCGGGAAATGCGGGGGCCCACTCACTGCGGCCACGGATGGTGGGCACGGCGTGTATCGCTGCAAGGGTGGTGCGTTCGGCTGCTCAGGAGTTCAGCGTCGCCAGGAAGCACTGGACGGATGGATAGAGGAGCTTGTCCTACGTCATCTCGAGAGCCAGGCCACGTGGACTCAGGTCACCACATCGAACACACCCGCACTCAATGAGGAAGCCAACGCGCTCAGGGCCCGCATCGACCAGCTGGCCGTCGACTACGCAGAGGGTAATCTCACCGCTGCGCAGGTCAAGATCGCAACTGATAGTCTTCAGCAGAAGCTGGAGATGGCTAACGATAATATCCAGAAGGCGTTGGAGGCCAACGTATTAGATGGTCTCGTTGGCGCATCAAATCTCAGGGAGACATGGTCTAGCCTCCCAATTGACCGGCAGCGCAGTGTGATACAGCAGGTTATCGAGAAGCTCGAAGTCAACTCGCTAGGCACTAAGGGTAAGGGCGTGCACAAGCTCTCCGCTGGACACAACGTCACCGTCCACTGGCGTCAGTCCAACTAGGCCAGCGATACGTCCCATCTGGGCCGGTCCGCACTGTGGCGCATTCGCCAGCGAGGCTGCGAACAACTCCTCATCCCCCACTGACCAAGTCACCGCCCCAATGCCTTCCCCGCAGCTTCCAACACGCGCGCGGTGAGTGCCCAGGAACCATCGCGATAGGTGTGGAAGATCTTCCCGGTGGCAACCCCATACGGGATCTTCGTACCGTCAAGCAGCTTCCCTTCATTCTGGGTCGCATGCCACTCGTATTGGTGATTCCAGTGGGACTGACTGAAGCTCTCTAGCCTGCGGATTGTCACTGAACCAATGACTCTGTCGTTGAGCATGATTGGTATCGAGAGCATCAGGCGATCGGCTCCCCACTCAATACGCTTACCTGCTCGGCGAGCGCGGCACGTGAGGTGTACATACGTCCATCCCATCCACCAATGCCATCCAGCTCACGCCTTAGCCGCGCTAGCACCGTGTCGAGGCCAAGCTCTTCAACCTCGGAAGCAAGTCGCGCGTAGTGCGCCGACTGACTTAAATAGTGGAGCTTGCGCACCTGGTCATTGTCGCCCCAGTCGAACTTCTTGGAGCTCTCCTTCATGGTCTTGGAGCGTTTGCGCAACTCGACCGCTACAGCAGCGTTTCGCAAACTCTTTGCAGCCCAGTGCGATTCGATGTCAACCTCATCAGGAAGCGTGATTGTTGAATGACGCAGCACTTCATCTGAGTCAAGATCGACAGGCTGGTAGTTACCGTACTCTGCGCCTGGTTCCCCATTCATCAGCTTGGAATGCTGTGCGAGCGCGCGCATAGCGAGACGGTCAGCGATGACACTCTTACGCGGTCTGCTGTCAAGCCAATCCTCAACCACAGGCACAATAACAAAGAGCACTAACAACACGATTAGCGTGATTATCCCAGCAAGGTCTTGCTCGCTCACTTGAGGTCTTCCAATCCCTGGATGATCTCCACGATCTGCTCGAGCGCCACAGGCGTGTAGTCCCACGCATCCACACCAACATGAATTTGGGGCGTCCTGGTTATCGAGGTAGCGCCATCCCAACGAGGAGTGCCATAGCTGAGCTTCTCACCGCTGTGCGTGTGTCCATGCAGGATGTAGTGCCCATAGTCCGGCAGACGCCACTCCGGGTAGCGGTCTATCTCGGTGTGGTCGCCCTTGTACGGGAAGTGGGACAGCATCGCGGTTACATGACCCTCGCGCAGTGGGATTCGTCGCTTAGCGGCCAACTGGACCGTCTTGAACACCCCATCTAGATAGATAGGCAGCCACTTGTGCGAGTCGCGGTGAAGTGGGTGAGGGCTGCAGTGATTGCCAGGGATTAGGTGCTTGTCCCCCGGTCGCTCCCTAAACCAATCCAGAGCCCTCAGCTGTCCCTCACTGGTGCCGGATGAGATGTCACCACACACCCAAACGACATCGCCCTTGCCTACCAGGGCATCCCACCGGTCGGCCAGCATGTTGTCATGCCAATCCACGATGCGAGCACGTGTCTCTTCCTCAGTGCGATAGGACGCATCCAGCACTAGGCCAACGTCGTCCGCTCGCAACTGGGCCACCTTCGGATGGCCAACATGCAGGTCAGAGGTAAACCAGACCTTGCTCATTCGACTACCTCCGTGAATGGGCCACTAGCAAGTGGTTCGTCGCCAGGCTTCATTGCAATCCAGTTCTTGTGGCCAAGTTGCCGGTACTTCCAAACTCCATGGCGGAAGCGGTACTCCCAGACATAGGTGTCGCGGCAAACTTCGATTCGTGTCCACTCGGCGTCTCGCTCGTCTACCCCTAGACGGTCAACAACACGTGGGGTGCGGGGCTTGGCAACCTCTTCTCGCGGCCATCCTCTCGTGTCACACGGTGGTCCCACTTCCGGTTCCTGTTGTGCTGTCGAGCCGGGCAACTCGTCGCTGTCATCAAAATACGCCTGCTGATTGAACGTCTCCAGCGGGTCCGGCTTTGTCGGGTCGTAGATGACAGGCCAAGAATCGGCGTCGCCGGGTGAGCGAAACGGTGCGTTGTAGTCCACGCGGAAGTAGTTCCAATGCCCCTCCCCTTTGAGATTGGCGTACCTATGCGCAACCCACGCCCCGTCTGGTCGTCGTGCGATGGTGCCAACCGGAATATCGTCCACGCGGATGGCGTCGTCAATACTCGGTTCCTGTTGCGCTCTTGAGTCAGCCCCACACTTACACTTCGAGACGATCTCCTCGAGCGCGAGACGTGCGCCCTCGGCAGCCGCGAGCTTCTCCACCAATTCCAATCCCACTGCGGCATAGTTGGAACATTCCGGGCACCCAGGATTTGTCGGGTTGTGGATGACACGCCAGGAGTCAGCGGCGCGAAGGGCTGGCCAGTCAGCCGCCGAATCACTCAGGGGGCAGTAGAGCCAAGGCACTCCGCGACGCTTATTGTCCCGAACCCCAACCCATTTCCCATCTGGTCGGAGTGTAATCGTGCCAACAGGCAGTTCAGGGATGCTGATAGCAGCAGCGATCATGTGATCTACCTCGTACAAGCCAACTTCTTCGTCTAGGCCGAGAGACTCACACAGCCTACGCGCCATGGCTTTTCGAATTGGTTCCGTTAGTTCCAGCTTCGTGCTCACCAGCCGAACTCCCTCGGTACATAGACTTGGTTCTGTGGACGAATGAAGTCCGAATCAGCGGGTGGCATATCCGACTCTGTGATACGGATCAGTAGACGCCAACCACGCTCAGTGGCTTGCGATGCCTGGTGAATGTTCCACCAATCCCACGAGTACCAAACAGCTTCTTGCGCAACCAGCTTCCGTAGAGTGGTGCACCCATCAATCCGGCGAGTCAGCTCTGAGTACATCTGCTCGTCTTCGTCGTGCTCAATTGGCAAGTGCAGTAAGCCATCAATGAACACAGTTGGGCAGTCATTTCCAACGTGCAGCGTGTGGTAGCGCGGGCAATAGCCCTCAAGGGACCGGTCATTCTGCAGCGGAAGGGACGGCATGCCCCAATTCGCCGGGGTTACAGTCTTGTCTGTCACGCTGTAGCGCGGAACCCCATCCGTATGCCACCCGGGAATCGCAGGCCACCACCCGGGCATCAGCATCGACACCTTCGTGTCCACCGTGATGTGCTTGTGGTCCCCCACAATTGGGGCCGACTGCAGCAGCTGACGCAAAAGTGGACCACCGAACAGCACAGCGCTAGAGAGACTCGCCCGCCGCAGGTTAGGTGTCGCCTCGATCAAGCCAGGGGGGTCTGAATATGCCCGGGGCCCGATCACCACGGGGTTACGATTGAACCAGTAGGTGGTCATACCCACCCCGCTGCCTTCATCTCCGCATGAGCCTCAGCCACCTCACGATCGAAACGCTCACGCGTGTACTCGGCGCCAAGGTGGGCAATGGTGTCCTCTACCATGTGAATCCACCACTCGGCCACGCCATCAAGACCACCCATCGTGGCGGTCTCGCCGACAAGAATGAACCACGGATGTGCGTTCGCCCTCAGGCACTCATCTCCATATGCCATAGAGATGGGAACACCTGGAACGGAACAAACACCGCGTGCTGGCTCGTCATGGCATACATCGCAAGTCAATTCAGGTAGTGCAGGCTTGTTGGTCATAGAAGCTTCAACGCCCCCGTGATCGGTGCAAGCTCTTCAGCCGTTGCGGGGCCGATAGCGCAGCACGTAGTGGTCAAGATGCCATGGAATTCGGTCTTACCGTTATCCGTAATCAGCGCGTTTGGGAGGTTGGCTTTAATTGCCTTGCCCCAGAGGTCAATCAGTGCGTCTTCGCTCTCCACCCGCACACAGACCTTCGTGAACGAACCGGCGAGCCACTCAACCACCCGTGGGTCATCGCGGTACTCGAGAACGGCACCCAGAGAGGCGTGAGCACCTTGTGAAACCATCTTCCCGGCACGCATGCCGAGATCCTTACGCATGACAATCATTTGCTTCAGTTCACTCATCGCTGTTCACCTCTCCCATGATCTGAGCTCCGTCATAGACAGTCACTGGGTCGTAGTCGCATGCCGAGTCGCGGTAACCCTTGCCGGGAATTGCGGGGTACTTCTCAAACCAGAACGGATCAGCGGGCACGTGCACACGGACCTGTATGTGGATCAATGTGATAGTCGATCCAGGGAGCGCACAGGGGCCCGTCGTACCCGAAGTTGATGACGGAGATTCCAGCCTTCTTAGCGCGCTTCATGCAGTCCCAAGTACCCCGAGAGTCCTTCAGTGGGAATGCAATGCAGATGTCAGCGCCAAGGTCCACCATCGCCTGGTTGCGTAGATGTCCAGCGAGCGGACAGTACGGCTTACCCCACTTCCACCGAGGTGGATGGGTGCAGTGGTAGTCACAGTCGCGATCCCAATCTGCGGGATGCGACTCATTCTTGACGCGGCAACCGCGATCCTCGCGGAACTGGGCCCACTCGGCAGCGAAGAGATCAGCACCCTTGGGACACTCCCCTTGCACAACAACGAGCTTCTCGCCCTTCTTGTGCGCCTTGAGCCACTGGCTGTTGAGGGCGTAGATAACCGGCTTCGGGTCCGGCCAGTCGCGGCTACCAGTGACAAGCACACGGCGACTCACGCGGTCAGCCTCGCTCAATGCCCCCACCTCAGCTCCATCAGAACCGGGAAGAGCAGGACCAGGATGATCACGAACCCACCCATGGCGAGTGACACGTACCAGGCCCAATCGTCCAGGCGCTTCACAACTTCTCCAGTTTGTGGGTAGAAAGAACCTTCCGGATCGCGCCTGGATACGTCCAGCCCTGTCCGACCTCTTCTTCCACGGCGTCGATGAAGGCCCTCTCGACAGCTTCCTGCTCTTCAACTGCCTGGTAACTCGCAGCACGCTCTTCGAGCCAGAGCACGACCTCATTGATCAGGCTCGTACCGGGACTAGATGGGCCAGACGAAACACCACGCCACATGATGTCCCGTGCGAATCGGATCATCTCTGACGTGACGGTCGGAATCTTCTCGAAGTCATAGGGATTGGCGCTCATGCGTCACGTCCCTGCTTGATGGCATCAATCAGCTCGAGCACCGACAGCACGGCGTCAATGACAGTGAGAGCGAAGATCGCGATGCAGAGGTGCTTCCTGAATTCCTTCATGTACCAATGGTATTGAGAGCTTTGGGGTTCATGTGGGTACGAAAAAGGCCCCCAGCTTGCGCTGAGGGCCTTCCGAGTAGTCCATGCGGGAATCAAACCCGCACCAACACCTTGAGAGGGTGGTGTGCTCTCACTACACCAATGGACCTTGAGTGTTCGCTGTGCGGTCAATACCGAACATCGAACGGGTTACTGCTCAACCCATTTGCCGGACTCGCGAACCTCGGTCTTGAGGTTCACCGGCCACATATCGCGCTCCACCTGGGCCTTCTGCAGGTCATCACGACCGACTTGACGCTTCACCCAGAGCTGGAACTTCGGTGAGCCCGCCATTCGACGAAACGCAGCCTGCTTGTTCTGAAGCTGACTACGCTCCTCGCGCGACTCACCAATCGCACCAGATGGCTCGTGCGTAATCCGCACACCCGTCTCGCGCTTGTTCTGGTTCTGGCCACCCTTGCCACCTGATCGGAATGTGTCTACACGACAATCCTTCAGGGTCACTGACAGCACTAGTTCTCTACTCACGCGCCCGTGGCGGGTTTTGATCCCGCTGCCTCCACCTTGACAGGGTGGCGCTCTCCCGATTGAGCTACACGTGCTTAGGACGTTTACCCCCAGCGGTTTTCGAGGCCACTGGGGCAGGTACGAACAACCTGAGCCAACTTTCTGGGAATCAAACCCTGGAGCTGCTTGGCCAAAACTCCCGTGGAGACGGTGCGAATTGAACGCGACCACACCAATCTTGCAAGGATCGGTCGCCACCTTGGAACATGCGCCCCCAAGTGTTCAATCCCCCTGCTGTTCAACAAAGCTGAACATGCAGAAAGACTGAACGTCGGGCCTCATCGAGGTCTCGAACCCCGCGCCTCTTCGTTACTAAGGAAGTGCTCTAGCCGGATGAGCTAATGAGGCCTGCGTACCCAGTCGGTGAATCGAACACCGCTTGGCTGGATGTAAGCCAGCTTTCGTCCCAGACTAACCAGGCATATCGAGCTTTTGGTTGAGGGTGCCAATGCTGCAGCGAGAGGTCCCTGGCGGATGCTCTATCCGCGCACAAGCTTCCGGCGACAACCGAAGTCTCCACCGTAGGGTCGTCCATCCCAGGACGTCGAACGAGTGACCAGATTCGAACTGGCACGATCTGTTTGGAAGACAGAGATGCTAACCGTTAAACATCACACTCGCATGAGTATGCAGAACGTAGGCCCGAGGGGTACGAAATGCATACTGGCGCACGACCGACAGGAGTTGAACCTGCTTCCACGCGGCTTAGGAGGCCGTTGGTCTGTCCGAGTTACAGTCGTAAGTTGGTAAGCCCGCAGTGAGTTGAACACTGGTTTCCGCCTTATCAGAGCGGTGTCCTAACCATTGGACGACGAGCTAGTGGGAGCACCAGGGATCGAACCTGGGATTCATGGGTAAGAGCCAAGAGTTATAACCGCTTAACTATACTCCCGTAGGGCGCAAGGGATTTGAACCCTCAACTCATAGATTAAAAGTCTAGGGTGATTCCGTTTCACCAACGCCCATTAACTTGTGATCGCGGGAAACGCTGCCCACACATGCGGGTACGCCTTCCTGTATCCATCGCGCCCACGTGAGCGCTCTGGGTGGTATCGCTGACAGTCACTGGCCCTAACGCCGCACTCTGCTTCAACCAGGGCCCTAGCACCTTCCGGGGTGAGCTCCTTGCCCCAGGCAAGATATGAGACCCCCGCAGCTGTCAGGCGATACTTGTTCACGTAGTCGGCGCGAGGATCGAACTCGCAGACACCGAGGTTTGAGCTCGGCGGCTTTGCCAGGTTTGCCTAGCCGACCAGGCTCGGTGTTTGATGACGCAGCTTTACCGAAGTACTGCAGGCCCTTTCACGGGGGCCACCCGTCGAGTACTCCGAGAGGGATTCGAACCCACAACCTCCAGGGTCTAAGCCTGTCGCCTCTGCCAAATTGGGCTACCGGAGCATGGTGCCGATATTTCATGGTCTAACGCGTCGGCTTTACGATGGCTCACCAGCCCCATCGAGCGCGTCGGAGACGAAGACCGGATTCGAACCGGTGTGGGTCAGGGTTGCAGCCTGCCAGCTAGCCACTCACTCACTTCGCCTTATGCCACCTACTCTGCAGGTGGGGCTACCTTCTTTGCGGGAGCCTTCTTGGCCACCGGCTTCTCATCCACCGCGTAATGGAAGCCCTCAAGAGCATCCATGCGATCGATCAGATCGTTCACCGCCTTGACGATGTCGATATGGGCGATACCCGTGCGCAGCTTGTCAGTCATCTTGGCCTTTCAGTGTCTGTACGTCCCTATGCGCGGAGTTGAACCGCGATAACCTCGGTCACAGCGAGGAGCTCTGCCATTGAGCTACACAAGGTATGGCGCTGGCCAGAGCAGCATGGCATCTCTGTTCGTTCGGGCTTTGTACCGACAGCGCTCAGACCCGTTGACAGGATTCGAACCTGCATGCGTTGCGCCTTCGTAGGGCGGTGGGCGCTCCATTGCCCAACAACGGGATTGCCCGACTCTTTAACCGTCTCCGTGGGTTTCAGGACCAGACTTGCTGGCGAGCGGACCCTGTGGCGGGTACCGGATTTGAACCGGTGGTCTCAAGCTTATGAGGCTCGCGAGATGGCCGAACTTCTCTAACCCGCTATGAGTGACTCATTCCGGTAGGACAGTTCATCGCCTACCGTATCCGCGCGAGTCAACGCGACCTTTTACGTGGAGTGCCCAGCTTTTCACCAGTAGCTGTGGAACCTGGTTTCCCTTACACGCCGACTCTCCCCGAATCGAACGGGGGCGCACCGGGCTTCAACCGGTCGCTCTTACCTAACTGAGCTAAGAGTCGATTGTTAGAGGCTGAGAGTACACCCGCTATCGAGAACCTTTCGCAGCATTATTGATTCGCTGCTTCTCCAGGCCATCCCTGACCTAGTTCTCACGCCTGGTCCGTTACCGTGAACCACTCGTCATGCCGAAAGCTACTCTGCGGCTTTCCCTTCGCGATGAGATGGCCGTCTCACTGCTGCAGTACTTGCCTACAAACCGCACTCACCTTGCGGGACTATTGTGCGGCCCAGATTCCCGAAGGTCTGGGATTAAGGCGCTTTTGCTCCTCGGCAGGGGAAGGACTTTTGCTTGTATACATCGCCGGAATTGAACCGGCTACCAACTGTTTATGCGACAGATGCTCTACCAAATGAGCTAGATGTTTGACCAAAGACGTGCTTCCCCATGAAGTTCCGAACCCTTTTGTGGCACAGAATGCTTCACGCCTCTCGTGCTTTCGCCTGGCGGGGCTAATTACACTCTCTCTCAACCGCATTGCGAGCCGTCGCCCGACGCGAGATCGATCATGGAACACGCCCTTGCTTGCGAGGCTCGGACTCAGTTCCTTCCGTTCCACAGGCCGCTTGTCCTGTCCCCTGCATTACTCCCACGGAGCACCCGCACGATACGGGCTGCTGACCTCACCACATTCGGCGTCGGTCACGGGCAGACTCACGACCTGGCAGCCATCACTGACTGCTCAAGGATTGGATTGCATGGATTGCCCTTGCGGGTGGTGGGTTGTCACCCCACCTTTCACCACCTTGCGGTGGCTTATGGGCCATGCCCCGAATGTCTTAACTATATCTCCCACAACAGAGTTCGTGTGGGTGCGTGGAGAGGCAGGTATTCGAAACCTACTGCAGAGCAGCGATCCGGTTAGCAACCGGGCCTAGTCACCTAACTAGTTGCGCTCTCCTTGGTCCACCTGTTGCCGTGTCCACGCGATCTTGGAGCACACCTGATTAGCCACCATTCAGGCAGGTGGAAGACTTTAGGAGCGGAAAGCTGAGGACTCGAACCCCCAGGACGCACTGCCTGCCCCGGTATTCGACGCCGGTTGCCGACCATTCAGCGGAGCCTTCCATGCGGCATGCTTCTGTGACGGAGGGCATGCGAGCCACCGGACAGTCAACTCATGGCAGGTACCTACCGGTTGACCCAAAAGCTGATGACCCTGGATTCGAACCAAGACCTACGTGGTTCAGAGCCACGTGTGCTGCCGGTTACACCAATCATCAAGGCTGAGACTGGCCTTGCGGGCGGGGGAACGTTTCTGCTTGCCGCAAGCCTTCAGTTCGTTCCACACCAGTCTCATTGTCTCGCCGTCAGGAGTCGAACCTGCACACCCGAAGGAACAGATTTACAGTCTGCGTTGATCGCCTATTCGCGACGAGATTGGTTAGGAACGAACAGCTTTTCCCTGGCATCTTCGACCGTCGACTGCCGATGTGCTCACCACTCGCCGTCGCGCTTGGCTGCTCTACGCTTGCACCACGTTCCAACGCTGGCTTGGCAGGAGTCGAACCTACACCTCGCGAGTTAACAGCTCGCTGCTCTACCAATTGAGCTACAGGCCAATGGTGCCCACCATGTTGACGCTAGGGGGGCGTAGCGCGCGAATTTTCGTCTATCGTTCGCGATCAGACGGACGGTTCCCTGCGCGTGGAGATATACCGACAACTCTTCTCGTCAAGCTGGGAGGAATTGAACCTCCACCACCGGTACCCAAAACCGGCATGATCCCGTTTCACTACAGCCTGATTAATGGACGACACGGCCCAGGTACGGCACCTCAGGTCGGATCCTTTTTATCGGAACCTACTGCGGGATTACCCTGTCATCCATATGACCATCGGCATCCCGATGGCCGCGCGGAGATGTCTCTCCACATTCCCCGTAAGAACCGCTCCGTTCCGAGCGCTACTCGTACTTGGTTCTGGTTATGCGAGCCGGGGCCACGCGTCGTTTAACGAGGGCGCTCTGCCACTGAGCTACAGCCAGGGCGCTCCCCAGCTGACCAGGATCGAACCGGTGGCCTCCCTCTCGTGGAGCTGTGCGGAATTGAACCGCAGTCTTGCGCTTCTCTTCACTGCCTTCTACGTGCGTATCCCTGTTATACCGTTTACCTCCGGTTTGGCTGGGCAGCCTGATACGAGGGTTCTGCCGCAGCACGTTTAGCCTCTGTGCGACGGCGTGAGCCAGAGGGTTCCCCGTATTGGCGACGGTGGATTGGTACAAGGAACGGGTGAACCGTTGTACCCCAACGGACTACGCCGCTAGGACGTAGTCGGACTGATGAGCGTTTGCGCTTATCAAGGTTGCACTGTTGCGGGCGTTGCTTCCCGGCACGCTTCTCAGTAAGTTGACACGCAATCGAATGCCTGTCAGCCCCATTGAAACTACTATCTCTATGGAGTTTTCAAATGTCATGCCACACAAAGGCATTGCCCGGATGGAGAGAATCGAACTCCCGTTGGCGGGTTTGGAAGCCGCTGTCCTGCCACTGGACCACATCCGAATTTCCAGATTTTCAGGCCCTGGTAGCCCCTCTTGCTGAACTCAGTTTACGACCTACCCACATGAACCTCTGGCGAATAAAAATGGGCCCCGATCCACTGAGGAACCGGGGCCCAAACGCCGAGAAGTCAGTGCTTACTGCGGGGTTGGGAAGGTTCCGTCGTTCGCGGGAGTGGTGCCGTTCCACCATCCATGAGCCTTCGCCTGTGACCACTTGTCGCGGTCAGCCGACCCATAAATGGCCTCGACCACCTGCGAGCGGAAGAGATCCGCCTGCGGGGTACCGGCCACTGGCTTGTTGGTCTGGTTAGCCATTTGAGAGTCCTTGCGTGAAAGTCTTTGATGCACAGACACTGTGCTTACACATTAATGATAGCACGTGTTTGCTGGCTCTATTCTCGCCAGTTACGCGAGGTGGGGTGCTTGACCTTCTTCTTGGCCTTCCCGCCTCGGCGCTGGTTGCAAACCAGATGGCAGGGAACGAGATTCGAAACGTCGTAGCACAACGGGTCGTCCCACGCGAGATCTTTCACGGGGATAACATGGTCAACGGTCGCGCTCTTAGGATCGGGCCATGGAAGGGTTAGGTCGATGATTTCATGGCACTCGTCGCAGATCTGGTTCGCCCGTAGTACTCGGGCTTTCGCCTTGTCGAACTTGACTCCAGTGCGACCGAGAGAGCGCGGGCCGTTCTTCGATGAAGTCGGCAATGGGTTCCTCTACCCATTATCTCACGATCTGTCAGCTTCACTCTCCGCATCGCTGTAGCCCATGTCGTATCCCTCGCTGTACCCGGTGTCATAACCGCGCCGGTAATCAGGCCCCCTAGTGCTACTGAGGCTGTGTGACAGGTCTTCCCAACGAAGCTGCTCTTCGTGCTCCAGCTCGTACCAGTACTTCGAGCCACAAGGACGCCAGAGGTCATAAATCTCAGCGCCAGTCATAGGTTGACTCTTTGTAGTCGTCCGGGTGGTGAATTCCGTTCTTGCCCAGCCGAAACCATCCGTGCCCCGGCCAAGCCACATCAAGGATATCTAGGAAGTAGCGCTCTTTGACGATTTCGACAATGTCGAGCTTGACGGGATACCTATCTATTACAGACTTCTTGGGTGTGACCCGGTGGGCGTAGGGAAAGATCCAGTCATCGCGGCCATCGAAATATTCGATGCTCCCTGCCCACGGGTCCTTCCAATCCGTTCCACCATCAACCGCTAGCCGAGTGATGCTGATGTAGCCGGTGCCCGCCTGCTCCTGCAGCTCATGACGCCACCAGCAGACGACAGTCGGCTTCTTTCGGGTGTCGTCTGCCACCACCAGTAGCCTGCTCACAGCGGCAACCCAGCCCAACCTTCAAGGCGCACTAGACGGCGCTCAAGCTCATCTAGACGCGAGTTCTGGGTCCTGTCAGTGTCATCTACAGTCAGACGGAATCCAGCCGCGTAGAGTGCTTCTGCGGACTTCTTCGCCGACGACTCTGTCACGTAATGGCTCTTCCAGTCACCCCATCGGTCTTGCACCCTGGCGGTTGAATGCTGGAGGACCAGCGCGGCCATCACATCAACGTCGGACACGTCCCCACCTACTTGGTGGGGACGGTTGGCAGGACTGGTGTCGGCCAGCAGAGGAGCGCGAGGCCTCTCTCCTTAGCAATGTCCAAGCACTTGGAGACAAGGACGTTGGGATCATGAGACACCGAGTCGGCAAGCTTCTTGTTAGCGTCCGCTTGGGCCAGCGCGGTCTGCTGATCCTGGAGGGCTACCGAGGTTGCGGCGCGAGCCTGGTTGATCTGGTTGATCTTGGCTTCCGTGCCCTCGTCGTAGTCGATCGTCGGGACAGCTACGTCCAAGATTTCGACTTGGGTGCCCACCTTTTCGGCAAGGATCTTGCGGGCCTGCTCCGATAGTTCCGGCAGTGGAGACTTGTCGAGATTCTTTGGTGCCAAAGGGTCGAACGTCGCGAACACCTCGTTCAGCGCAACCTGCAGGTTACGGGTAACCAGGTTGGTTCGTACGTTGTCGAATGTCTTGTACTGCACGAACAGTTCTGGGGTGGCGTCCTGCTTGATCTGCCAACGGACTGAAACGTCGGCGTCAGCAGTCGACGAGTTGCCAAGACGAACCTTCACGCGGTTGTCGCCCTTGTGCTGGTCAATCTGGATAGCACCATCCATCTCAGTGACCTGCGCCCATGGAGCCTTGAAATGCAGGCCGTTCGACAGTGTCGATCCGTTGGGTCGGCCAAAGGTGGTCTCGATACCGATCTGGCGAGTACCAACGGTGGTAATCGAGGCGAAGATGCCGAAAACAAGCGCAAGCACTCCCGCGACTCCAGTTACTAGGAGGGAGGCTGGGCGATCTTCTTTACGCAGCATCGGTGTCGCAACCAAAGCAACAGCACCAATGATGAGCAGGATCAGGGTGATCCACATTGTGGGCGGCATAAGCGTTCTCCTAGAGTTTGTTGGTGAGTAGTTCGGCTACGGTCACGGGACGTTGAGCCCCGCGCCGGAAGTGAAACAACCTGCGGTAGAACTCAATTAGTCGCTTCATGCGACCGAGTAGAAGCGGTCCATAAAGGACTCGACAGACACGTCATGGGCTTCCCACTTCGTCAGCTGCTCGTTGTAGCGGGACTGGATATCCCCACTACCGAAGCTGTGCACCCATTTCAGGTTCTCCGCGCTGCAGTTGTCGGGGTCGCCGTCAAGATGCTGGACTCGCCAGAGCTGGCATGCGCTGCGGTCATTGCGGTCGTATGGCAGTCCGTGGAATGCTGACGCAACGAGGGTGTCGACTCGGTGGTCTTGGGTCCAGCTGCTTTCGCGGCCCGAACCTCGGTAGATCGACACATACAGGTGGTCGTTCAGAAGGTGTCGGCCACCTCCCCCGCCGCCAACCCGCTGGATCAGCAGGCGACCTCGGTAGTGACGGGCGAATGTAGTGCCATCCTTCCGCACGTACTCCTTGTGGTAGGGGCGCGTGCGAACCTGCCCCGTGTTGGATACTTGGAAGCGTTCCTCCAAAAATGGGACCTGCTTCCACACCAGCGCAGGCGTCTCCACTTCCGGCCAGGTGTCCATCGGGGTCTTCCAGGGCTTCCTGTATCCGGTCACACCCACGACAGCACCTCAGCTTCGAACGCAGGGTTGCATAGAACCGCTGGCGATCGAGTGGCACGAAGGTGCTCAACGATCTCCTTGCCGGTACCGATTTCCCCGTCAAGCCAAAGTGCGCGGGCCGCAATCAGAGCTGACCGGTTTAGTCCGGCTTGGCAATGAACGAGCACGGGGCCGGTACGTCTCTTAGCGGCAACCCAGAGGGCGATCTCCTCAACCTGCGAGGTGTCCTGCCCTGTTGAGTCATACATGGTGACGTAAAGCTCCGAGGCGAGATGCTCGTGAGTCTTGTAGCGCTCCCACGGATACAGGGACACAAGGTGCTTGATGTTCCCGGGAAGCTTCAGACCTGTCTCGCATCCACCCTGCCAGAGGTTCTCACCGATCTCCGTCATGTACGGAACGTCGAACGGGATCCAGCCGTGAGCGGTGGTGCCGCGCATACGGCGCTCGAGAGGGTTAGTGGAGATGTCAATCGCAGTGGGATCTAGATGATCCACATTCAGCTTCCCCATCAACGTCCTTCCTCAGCCCAGTAGGCCTCCATCACCTTGGTGACTGCCTTGTACCAGTCCGGGCGACCGCTCAGCTCTCCATCCACGGCGTCGAAATACACTTCACCCGTGGTGGTTTCCTCGATCTCGCCGTCCAAGTACTGCCGGTCAAGCTCACTGACGAATACCTCTTCGAGCTGGCGGATGAGCACCGTGTCGTCAGGGCGCAAACTCACCTAGATCTGCTCCAATTCGGCGATGAACTCCTCAGGGAAGGCGCCCGAGTCTTTCGCGGCTGCGACGAAGGCGTCAGCGAGTGCGTTGATTCCCGCGTCCGTGCCAAGCCACGAGAAGAACTGGCCGGATGACTCGATGGGGATACCCGTGAAACCGATATCCACGGTTTTGCCCACGATCTTGAACGTGGTAACAATCTGTGAACTCATACTAAACTCCCACTACTTCAATAGATTTCATGGACTTGACATCGCGCAACCACTTGCCGCACTCCTGGCATTGGAACCTGGCGTATTCACGAGTAGCGGACTTCCGTGTCCCCTGGCGGGTAATGTGCGTGGAACTGCAATTTGGACAGTGCATCTCACCGTCCGTCTCCCACATGCCGAGGTTCATGCCTCGCAACCATGGTCGCGAGTCGTAGAAGAGCTCGACAGTCTGGTCTACATCGCGGATGTTGTACTTCTTCATCGACCTTCGCGCACGACGAAGCACGTCACCTTGACCGAAGCGCAGTGTGCGCCACAGGCCCTTCTCGGTTTCTTCCTTGCCGTCCATAGCCTTTGCCTTCGCGACGTATCGCATCGACTTGGCGTACGGGTTAAAGTTCCGAGCGATCTCCTTCATGAGGTCGATATCCACATGGGGTGCAGGTGGGGTGAGGTCGTAGTACCAGAACGCTGTGTTGAGGTGCTTGACGTCGAAGTTCTTGCTGTTGTAACCGACGACGTAGTCCGCTGCCGAAAGGAGATCCCAGGCTTCCTCCACCATTGACTGATGGCCACCGCCCGGGGTGTGGGACTCGTTATCCTGCGGGAGGTTTCCATCCCATTCGGCGACGAACTGTGTCTTGTGGTCAGGATCGTCAATCCACCGGTAGGCAAAGCAGATGGTGCGAGGTGGCTCGATAACACGTTCAGGGGCAATCCAACTGCCGTACTGCTTCCCTTCCCACACACCGTCGACCAAAGCCGACTGGCGCTCGATATCGATGGCCAGGATCTTCGCATCCGTCATGTATTCGCCTATCTCAGTTCTGGAACTGCTTTTCGAGCTTCGCGATGTCGAGCCCATCCCAATGGGCGACGAATTCTCCTGTCATGGAGCGCAATTGCTCACCAGACATGAGGAAGGCATGTACGTCACCGCTCTCGTGAGCAAGTACCTGAACGAAGATGTTCTCGGTGACGCGGATAGTCACGCCCATATCCGTCTTGATGGCTTCGAGCTGACCGAAATGCTCGAACTCGCCCGTAGCGCTCACTCGGAGGCCGCGAAGCAGTCGAGGGTCGTACCAGTGAGAAGGGCCTCGAGCAGCCTGTCAGCCATTTCGTTGCGCTCTTCCACGGTCTGCACCCAGGCGCTCTTTGGAGACGCTACGAGCGTGTCGGGGCCTGCGACGATCAGGAGGTAACGTCCATCCTCCAGTGCGACGGTGACGTGTCCATTGGAGTAATGGAATGGGAGCTGTGTCCCTGGTGTTTTAAAAGTTTCCATGTGTCCCAGTGTATTTCGGCATGCTGGGTTCATGTGGGTAGCTATTTTCGGCCAAAACCCGCGTATGGGTCGACCTTCTCGCTCAAGTAATTCAGAAGATGCAACCCTGTAATAGCCACTGCAGCATGACAAATGGCCCAACCAAGACGAGAGCTCAGCCACCTATCGAACTGGTGACTGAGCTTCTCATCTTCGGGCGCAAAGTATTCAACGGCAGCGATGTACGCCACCAGGCCGATCCAGCCCTTTTCGGAATAGCGCATTAGTCGCGGGTGAATGGGCCGTTCGAAGAATGCTCCCCGAGGCCAAAACAGTTCTCACCAGAGTAACGCAAGCTGCCATCCGTTCCCCGGTAGTACCAGGCAAAGGAGTCCCCCACCTGGCGCCAACTGTACTGACCCGCTTTGGCATTCCAGACGTACTGGCGCATCCACTCTTCGTTCAGCGCGTCAACCTGCTTAGGGTGGGGAAGCTTCGGGAAGACGGCCTTCCCCACCTTCAACGCCGTCTTATCCGGCCCCTTGAAGCGGTCGTCAAACTCAGGGAAATTCTTGCGGAAGTACATCAATGCCAGGGCATGGAAGATGACCGCAGTGAGGTGCTCCAGTCCGGTTCCACCCTCGCCGTTGTCGAACTCTTCGCCATCCCACCAAGCCATGGCGTGGCGCATCATCGCGTCATACGACTTAGACCACTCATAGCCCTTACGCCAGTTGTGATCCGCGTACTTCTTCGCACCCTTGCCGTACAGCTCAGCGACATCAAGGATCTCGATCGGGACCAGCGACATGCGAATGTCGTTGCCAGCCTTCTGTCCTCCAGTGGAGGAGGTGGTGATCACTTCGCCGACACTCATAGTGATTCCTTCAAATTGTCCCATGCGCTACGCAGTTGGCAGTGGACCTCGTCCGCAACCCTCTCTGCCAGCTCTTCCCACTCGCTGTCGTCGTACTCATCAGATTCCTCGGGGTCCGCGAGATTGCCTATGAGGTCACTGACTTCGAACGTTCCTAGAGATTCCAGGAGGTGGTATCGGATGACTTCGCGGACCATGTCAGATTCAACGATCACGCGCCAATATCCCTTGCTGCTTCGTCCAAGAATTCGTTTACTTTGTCGTGAATCTCGCGCATCACGTCCTCGTCTACCTCAAGGAGCTCGTCGCGCTCATAGACGGAGCTGAACTCGATTCCGTCTTCCAGGTGCTCGATTGCGATCTGGCGCGCGACTTCGGTGATCGCTTCTGGGGTCACTTCTTCACCCAGACCTTGATCGTCTTCTCACGCGCCACAACCTCATCAGTCGGGCCGTCGTAGTCCCCGCCATGGAACGAGGCATAGTAGCCATTGCGACGGAAGAAGCGCTCACCATCGGCGTTGGTGACCTTGAAGACGAACCAGTACTGATCACCCTGGCCTTCACCGCCGAAGTCATCCACCAGGACCGCCTGTCCAATGCCAGGGATCTCCGCACCGGGAACCTCAAGCAGGTCTCGGATGATCAGACCTTCCGCGTCACGCACGAAGTTGCCATCCGCATCACGGCGGTATTCATGCGTTTGGTCGACTGCCTCGCGGAACTCATGCCAGGATCCGCCCCACTCGTCCGCTTCGTTCTCGATCGCTTCGTCGAGCTCTCCGATGGTGTAACTCACTTGATCTCCTCATAAACGGTCACGAGCTTCTGTGTTGCCTTCACTTCTCTTGTGGGGCCGTCGTATTCGCCACCACTGAAGGACGCCCAATAGCCAGTGCGGCGGAAGTAGCGCTCGGTGCCGTCCAGGGACGTGACCTTGAAGATCATCCAGAGGTCTTCGCCCTTACCCTCGCCGCCATACTGATCGACAAAGGTCGCTCGACCGATACTGGGAACGACCACACCAGCGCTGTCGTACTCAATGCGATCTTCGAACTCGAACCAAGAACCCTCCCACGAGTTCTCCTCGTCCTCAATCGCCTTGTTGAGATCCTTGATGGTGTAGCTCATATCGCCCTCCACTCAGTGCGTGTAACCTGCACTGGCTCAACCTCTTCAGTTGGCCCATGCCACCCGACTCCATCGTAGGAATCGACTAACCCACCGCGCCGGAAGCTTCTCTCCCCCAATGAGAAGACGAAGTACGCCACGTCGTTATCCTCGCTCCACTCGTATTGCGGAGTGTGGTGCGATAGAAGCTGGGCGCTGCCAAGTTGACCCAACGTCACGGGCCCCTCTGACAAGGCTTCGTAGAATTCGCCCCACGGGTTCCAGCTCCCGTACCAATTACGTGGCCTGGGATACGTTGCAGGGATCACGGCGTCGATCAGTTCGGCGCTCACCGGACGCTCTCCCAAACGAGACGCTGGACTTTCGCGGCCTTAACCTCTTCAAGCTTTCCGTAGTACTCGGCCTTCTCATACGACGAGTACTCGCCCGACTTGCGGAAGTAGCGCTCCACCCCAGCGGAGTCGGTGACCTTGAAGACGAAGTAGATGCTTCCTTCGTTCCAGTAGTCGCGCTCCTCCTCTTGCTCCTGGACGAACTCGGCCTTGCCGATGCCATCAAGCTGCGTCCAAGGCGCAACTTTGAGGCAGTTATAGAAGAACACCCAAGGCTTGTCGATCTTGAATCCGTCAACAATCTTGTCGATATCAGCTGCGTTGTAACTCATACGGTTTCCAATCGCTTCAGAAAATGGCTGTTGTCCTTGTGCCACTGCACGTAGTTGAGGTCCGGCGCGCGGAACTCGTCGAAGTGGCTCACGATGAACTGGGCGCTCTTCCCCTTCGTCAGGGAAGTGACGGTGCGGCGCAGGGCCCACTGGTATGCCGCCCCGGGTGAGTACTTGTAGTCGTTGGGGATCACCAACCGCTCCAGCGCGGTCACGCAGATCTCCTCGCGGAACATCTGCACGATCCGCTCGTGTGGCATAGCCCAGACCTTCGCCATGTCCATCTGGACCGACTTGCCATCCTTCAGGCACTCGTCGTAGATGGGCTTCCCGGGCGTGTAGGCCACTGAGTGGTGGATGGAGTCATGGTCGTAGATGCGCTTCACCGCGTCAGTGAAGAACTCGTCCGACTCCTGGGTGAGATCCACCTGCTTCTTGCCGTGGAGGTCTTCCCAAACCTTGTAGAGCACGTCATGCCATGCGGGGATGAGCTTGGCTCCCCTGCGCTTGAGATCCAGCAGGTCAGTCATGTGCTTACCCCAGGAGCTGTTCTTCAGCTCCCAGTAGGCGTGCGAATGCTTGATCGTGTACAGCTCGTCCGGGGTAGCGACCCCGCCTGCATGGATGAGGTCGCGGAGGCGCTCGTCCCAGAAGAAGTCACCCTTCAGACCGCAGTCGGTGATCATGGAGACGTCGATCTGGTCTTTGTCGGTGAACGCATCCACGTCCTTGGGCTCACGCCAATCAGGAAACCAGTGCCTTGCTGCCGTCGAACCGATGATCAGCGTGGTCAAAGCCACGCCTTCTGTCGACGGATACGGTGAATGCGACGGCGAACTCGCGACCGCTTCGGGTTGTAGTCGCCACGCCCCATGGCAAGGCTGCGCTTCAGCGCGCGGCCCGGGATACGGGACCAACGCTCGCGAGCCCCTGCCGAGTCAGCGGGAACCATCGGGTTCTTGTCGCTCACGTCTACCTGGTCCTCGGTCATCGTCCGCGCCTCGCATCATCCACATCCCTCCGGATGGACCAAGCAACGCCGATGCCAACCAAGAACTCAACCGCCCACGCCACAAATACTCCCGGGGGCCCAAGGCTCGTTGCAATCGCCACCGAGGCCACAAGCGCGGTGATGAACAGGAAGGTTCGGAAACTCATTTCTCTCCACATCCGTTGTGATTAATGAACTTTCGCCAGTGCTTCCAACCATTGGGGCAGTGAAATCCCCAGGACCGCACCTTCGGTCCGGTGATGATCAGGGTCGTAGCGGGGATCTCGTAACGCGCCCACACCTCGTTTGGATCCCACGGGTCGACCAGAGCCCCTGTTTCCAACTCCACGCGATGAGCCGTGGTGGCTCGCCGGAAGGCAACACTCGGGGCCTTGCGCAGATTCCGAGACCCGTCCTCGCGGTGCTCCCAATACTGGCCGTCCAGCAGGATCGAGACGAACCACCAGGGATGGTCGTGAAGTGCGCGGTCATCATCCGAACCAAGGAACTTGTGAAGGTAGATGTTGAATCGCTTGTTGCGCGGGATCACGTGCCACCGCAACAGGTATGGAGTTCCATCCTGTCGATTCAACGTGACATCGGGTGGTCGGCTCATCGGTTGAGTCCTGCCCACCGCTCGATCGCACGTTCAATCGATGCGTATCCAGATCGGACGGCGATGCCGTAGACCTCACCAAGTGCGAAGTACGCGTCGCCAACCTGCTTGTTCAGCTCTGCGACCTGAAGCTTCTGTGTCGCAATGGTTTCCGAGAGCGCCTGAATGCTGCCATTCAGTGATGCTGTTGCGCCCCAGTCATTTCCATCCATAAATAGAATGGTATCGACGTGGTCGGGGTTCATGTGGGTGAGAAAAAGTAGAGCCCCGGTCGGCGGCGCATGAGAGGGCGTCTAGATACATCGACCGGGGCGACTACTGGAGCGTAGCTCTACAGCAGCTACTTATATTATATAGCGATGGTGAGCGAGACCGGGTTTGCTAGATACCCAGCTCGCGGCACACCAAACTGAACAACTGGCTAAAGAAGTTCGATGACTTCCCAATGCGTGCAGCCAGATCCGTAGTAGGAGTGGAGGGATTGGCAATGATTGCATCCACCACGTCCAAGCATGCCTGACGGCCCTGGTGACCCACGCGACGGTGGAACACAGCGAACTCAGGCTGAGAGGACAGCATCTCGTGAGCCAACCGCGCCTTCACCAGGCGATTGCGGTAGCGGGTATCCACCCCGTTGTGCTCATGGAGAGCCTCGCCCGGTAGTGGCTCTACCGGCAGATAGGTGATCTTCTTGATCGCGGGCCACTCGGGGCGCAACGCAGCGCGCTCAGCGGGGGTGGTTCCACCCCAGATGCCGAACTCCTCCCCGTTCTCCAGGGCCCAGGTACGGCACATATCCCTCACGGGGCAGCGCGAGCATGTGGCCTTTGCGCGTTGTTCGGCATAGGCCACCATTTCTGTAGCCAGCTCCTGTGGAACTCCATCCTCTACGAGGTCTTCCACGGTCTGGAAGTGGGACTCAGTATCAGATGGATCGCACACAGCTTTGCTGCGCCAATCAAGATCCAGGTCGCTAGCCGGTGATGGGTGGTCGATGATAGCGGTCATTCGGTTGTATCCCTTCAATCAATCCCGGTCGTGTACCGGAATTTTTGTTGCAAGTGCGACAAGTTCGGCGAGAGTACAGCTAACCCACTGCTTCATGGGATCGGTTGTGCCCTTGCGCTTGTGAACGAAGAACCCGGCAAGAGCGCCCGCGTTCTTGGCCTCCACTTTAGCCTCCCCGACCCCTTCGGGAAGGCTTAATGTAGTTACGTCCTTAGTTTCGATAACGATGTCTTGGCCACCGATTCGGAAGTTGACAACGTCACCCTTGTCGACACTCCCCCAGCTTGGTGCAACTTGAATGTTGGGATCCTGCAATGCCTCTCGCAGCCCATCAACAATAAGGCGATTGAACTTCGCCCCTGCGGCTTTCGCCGAACTTCGGTTCCTACTCAACGACCCGCTACCTTTACGTCCGAACCTTCTCACGCGACAGACCGTCAACCTCCCCGGTTGGCTGTCCGTCGTTGGAATCACCATACCGAGAGGGTATGACATGCGGCACCCACATGAACTGCAAACGATCCCCCACCTCCCCATTAGCTTCCTCCCAGCTCCCTGTCAGGAGACTGTAACCCCGGTCACATGGGGTAAAAATCTGGGGATTGTTGATTACCAAACAACTACTGGGTGAGGTTTGCCGTCTACCGGATGAAATCGGGCCGGACGGCCTCTTCAGCGGGGATGCGGCTGGCCATGCCTGAATAGAACGATGCGCGGCGAGCCTTCGCGTTCTTCGTCTTGCCAGGCATCTCAGGGATCCATTCCCCAGCCACCCAGACCGTAGCCTCCTGTCGGTCAACGCAATTGGCCTTCAGGCACTCGGGCCGCACCGGGCACTGCGCGCAAATTGCTTTGACCTCAGCAGTGTCTTTCGGTCCAAGTTCGTTGGGATCCATAATGAATCGGATATCCCCACCGCACTGTACGTACTGGTACCACTCCTGGCTTGAGTTCCAGAGCTTCATGCCGCAAACCGCATCTGGTCGAAACGCTCGGCGAGGATCACGACATCCTCAGGGCCCTGTCGGTTCTTCACGAAGCACGCATTCATCAGTGGGACGCTCTGGTCCTCACCATCACCGTTAGAGGCAGGTGGCCGCGCGAGGATCACCGCGACGTCAGCGGTCTGTTCAATACCCCCAGATTCACGGAAGTCTGACTTGTTCGGCATGCGCGGCTTTCCGTTCGTCTGTTCAAGGCTCCGATTGAGCTGTGCTGCAACAAGAACCGCGCAATCCAGGCGGCGAGCGATACTACGCGCCATGGTTGCGATGTAGTCGACCTCAAGCACACGCGAGTCAAACCGCTTGGCTGACTTGACAAGCTGCAAGTAGTCAATGAACACGAAGTCCAGGCCATTGCGCTGCTTGTGTACGCGGCAGCGCTGGGCGATCTCCTCAATAGTGAGGTCTGGCTCATCATCAATCGTGAACCGGATCTCCGCGTTGTCCGCTGCCCAGCGGCTGATCTTCTCCTGCTGAGATGGGTCCATCTTGCGCCGGAAGATTGGGGTGTATGCGGTTTCAGTGCCGCACGCAGCGAGTCGACCCATCAGGTCGTCCTTCGAGAGCTCCAGTGAGAACACGAGCGTCTCAAAGCCCTGCTTGGCAATGTGCCACGACACCTGCGTTCCAAAGATCGTCTTGCCACATCCAGGGCGTGCGCCGGTCACGTACAGGCGCTGGCTCTGATATCCCCCGCCAAGCTGCTCATTGACGTTGCGCCACGGAGTGGGTAGGAAGGGCCGATCGTCTTCCTGCGCCGTCGACCACTGGTCGTAGAGGTCTCGGAAGCCGAGAGAATAGACCTCCTGCATGTCATCGAGCTGGTCCAGGAATGAGCGCGCGGCCTCAAGCGCCTCAGGGATCTCTCCCGGGTCGTCGTGAAGCTGCTGAAACCTCTGACCGAGGCTGTTGACGGTGCGGATCTTCCACTGCTCGGTGACGATCCGCGCGTAGTACCCCACGTTCCCAGGAACATTGCAGTGCTCCATGCAGGTTTGCAGGTAGGGGGCACCGCCAGACTGACGGAGTTCCTTATTGCGGCGCAGTCGGTCAAACACCGTCATGGCGTCGATTGGCACGGCCTCCGCATACATCCCCTGGATGCATGTGAAGAGGAGCTCGTTTGTGGGGTGGTAGAAGTAGTCTGCCCTCAGGCCCTCCAGTTTGGAGAACACATCAGGGTTCAGGAGAAGGGCACCAATTACGCCTTGCTCGGCTCGGAGGTCGTGGGCTGGCTCTCGGTCTCCTGACACTCGACCTTCTCTCTATAAACTTTGGTGATCCATGCCCGCGATTCCTCCCTGTGCCAGAAGCGAATAGCCTCAGGGTTGGTCATCTCATCAGGCGGATACAGCTTGGGCATCTTGATACCGAATCGGTCCTCAACTGCCTTGACGTTTGCGCTTTTCCATTGCTGCTTCAGCCAATTTCGCTGTGCCGCTCGCTCATCGGCGAACAGGTCGACATCGTCGTACCGGCCCTGCTTGAGCCAGGAATGCGCCGAGGGGACATACGTCAGATCGTTTGGATCGCATGTCATTGCGAAGTTCTGCGCTGACGTAATCAGCCTGGCCGGATCTTGCCCCTTATTCTCAACGAGGTCAGCGAAAACACGCTCGGCCTCACTGATGGCAATGTGTTTGGGATACGCATCCCAGAACTGCCTGAAGGACCGAGCGTGTTTCTTACGCGCCTCGCCGGGGGTGAGCTTCTCGCTCACCAATCCGGTTCATCGTTGTTGGCGTCGCCACCCCATGCATCTTCAGCGGGCTTCTGACGTGCACCGCCACCGGCCTTCTGTGGTGCAGCGGTTGCGAATCGCAGATCAGGGCCGAAGGAGTCGAACTCCACCTCCAGGACGCGACGCTTCTCACCTGCATTCGTCTCGAACTCGCGCTGCTTGATCTGGCCGTGGCCGATGACTCGGTCTCCGCGAGAGAGACTCTCAGCGATGTTCTCCGCGAACTTGTCCCACACGTTGCCGTTCAGGAAGGTGGTGTCGCCGTCGACCCAGTTGCCAGCCGGATCCTTCTTGCGGGTGTTCGTTGCGACCGACACACTCACGACAGCCTTACCGCTGCCGGTGAAGCGCAGTTCAGGATCCCGGGTGAGGGTTCCGACAACGGTCACGTCAGGAAGGGTGATACTCATAAGCTCTCGATTCGTTCGGGATCAGTTGTCGGACCATGGGTCTCGTAGATCAACGTCTCTATGATATTCGCCCCCTAGTAGGTTCATGTGGGTGAACTTTCCCAGGTGGTGCTGGTAGATCGGGATGGAACTTGGTTCTTCCCAAGGCCTTACGTGATATCCCTCAGAGTGTGCTGCGTTGGGGTTGTGTTCGATCCAACCGTGGCACCCGACAGTTCCGTGGCCGCAGACGTGGACGATGTTGTCGAGGCTCCAGGGGCCTCCCTGAGACCTCTTCTTGCGGTGGTGCATGGACAACCCACCTCCGATGCCGCAGCGCTCACACAGCCCACCTGAGCGCCGAGGGATCTCAATCCGGCAGAGCCTCTCCGTCACAACAAAGACGAGTTGAACGCAAGCATGGCTTCCACTAGCTTGCGTCGAAAGTTCTCCAGGGAGACGAACAGCGGGAATTGATAAACCCCACACCAGTCCCGCAGCTCAGCGTGTAGTGCGTCGAAGTCAGCCATTGCGCTTGCCCCTCTTGAACTCTTCGGCCTTGCGCCGTTCCAGCATACCGCGTAGTACCTTCGGGAATGACATTGTCTTTCCGCTCTGCAGCTCGCCGTTGATGTCTTTGTACGGGCGCTGATCCGGCAGCTTGTTCGGCATGCCAGGTGCGTGAAAATGGGATGGGCGCATCAGGATCCAAGTCCCTTCATTTCGACATTGAGCCCAGAGAGCGAGCTGTACAGGGTCCAGCGCTGAGGGAAGTTGAATCCGCGCGCCTCGAACCAGTCGCGGTCCCATTCGGGCGTCTCTGTGGCCCAGATGAATTCACCGGTAGAGAGTTCGACTACCGATGACTTAACGGTCTTCTCGCCGGGGTGTGCAACGAGATAGTCACCCAGGTAGTAGCAGAGCCACGAACCTGGAGTGAGGTCCGGCTCCTGGAGCTGGCCGAAGATGATGGCGCGCTTCCGCAGCAGCCAAGCTAGGGGGTTCACAGGGCATTCTCCTCGAATTCCAACGTGAGCCAAGTACCATCCAACTCATTCGTTACGCGCAAGGTCAGCGCATTCCCACCCGGGATAGTCAGAAGAGCGGCACCATGGGTCAGGGACACAGCGACCTGGTAATCCTCACGAGGATGGGTCAGGATCGCTTGCCCGATACGGCTATCGGGGCGCACGCGGACGGAGTTCACATCTCCCCCAGATACTTTGTCTCGATGTAGCTTTGGGACTGACTTGGCGCGTCCATGGTGGGAGTCCAGTCGTGGAAGTTCCTCACACAGAAGCGAAGGTTCGTCTCCTCCTCAGGCTTGTCCCACCACACAACGTCGTCATCAAGGACGCGGTACTCGACGTAGCCGTTCGCCGCGTCACACCGCAGGATCGTGAACCCGAAGGGAGAGTTGATCGCCGTAATGCGATCCCTATCCATGAGAACAGGGTCGAGGCCCTTCCCGGCGAGCATGTACTCATCAGCAGCCAGAATGACTGGTTCGTCGTCGCTATGGCCGACACAGAAGCGTCCAACCTGGCCATACCCCTCGGCCAGTACAGTGTCGTTGAAGAACTCTTCGCCGGTCTCCGGGTCTTGCCACCCCTCATCGGGCCACTTACCTACGAGTCGAAGCACAATTTCACTCAAGGCCCAGCTCCTTCGACCATTCCTCGAAATGCACCGACGAGTTCTCGTCGCGTAATGCCTTGCTGTCCAACCACTTTGCGAGGCCCTCAGCTGACTGGGCGGTATATCGCCTCACAGCTTCTTCGGAGATTCCTCTGGCCTGCAGCGCCTTTGTCCGGTCGTGGTTGTAGGAGGCGAGTACCACGCGCATGTTCGTGGCCATTCCTGCTGGGTACTCACCGTGCTCTTCCAGGTAGTCGAGGACATGCGAGAGAGCTACATACAAGACTTCGCCGTACGAGATGGGGATCTGGGCTGAGCTACTCATCTCGCATCTCATCCTCAAGGCGATTGAAGAAGTCTCCCTCGGCCTCTTTGTACAACCCTTCGACGGTCTCCAGGAAGTTCTTGCCAACCTGCTGCGCGATGGCCTCGCCTGCGGCCACGCCCATGGGTCCATAAGCTGCATGAAGGTACTCAGCGAGAATCTCGTTGTATCCGAGAAGCCAGTCCGCAATCTTGTCGCGGTAGCTCTTGGGGATGTTTGTGTGTAGCGCAAGGAAGTTGATGAACGTTCGCGGCGCTTCGGCGATGGCGAATGGCAGTGAGATCGCGAATGGATCGAACTGCGGGGGCTGTGGGGGCAGATGGATAGGGTCTGGGATTGGCTTGCGGGCCATTAGAAGTTTCCTCCACCGGTTCCGAATACTTGCGCCAGCAGCTTGGAGCGCATTCCGATCGCGATCAGTTCTTTCTCAAGCGCTGACAACCGGCGCTCGCAAAGACCAAGCTGCGCATTGGCGATGTCGAGGTCGATTCGCTCTTGCTCAGTCTCCTTGGCTGCGTGAGCCTTTGCCTTGCCAACCGCACCCCCGAAAGACATCATTTGACGTGCTTCGGCTACTGCGAATCGAGTCGCGCGCCAGTCCTTCTGCGCACGGTGCCAAGCGAGTATCTTGTTCCATTTCGTGATCAGGTAGTTCACCCGGTCCAACTCACGATCGATGTGATCCGGCGTGAGATCCGTATAGTCGTAACCCTCTAGCTCGTCACTCATTGCGGTAGATCTCCTGCAGCACACCGGGGATGTCTGAGTAGTGCAGTGCGCGACGCTCCAGGCAACGGGCCTGATCGTTCTTGCACTCGAGCCAGTCGATCCGCCACGACGTGAAGGAGCGCACAACCCTGCCGCCAAACTCTTCGACGTTCGCCGATTCGGGACTGACGGTGAGATTCGCAATCATTCGGCCTCATACCATTCAGTGACAGTGCGCTGCATCAGCTTCCGCTCAGGATCCTGGGATGCGTAGTCTCGCGCCTGCGCCTCTGTAAGTTCGCCAACCTCATCGCGGTGCGCCAGCTCTCCGCACGGATATGCGAAGTTCCACTCCAGGTGGCACTTTGGCAACGACTTAGACTGGATCTCGAGCTGCTCACTGACGCTGCTCATCCGATACCGTCCACAATCCCCAGCGCCACAGCCTCATCCATCGCCAGGTACCACTCTTTGTCCCGAATCCGTTCACGGAATTCGGCGTATGAGATATTGCAGCGGTCATGGGCGTCGATGTATCGCTCCACCCACTTCTCGCAGAACTCGAGCTCATTGCGCACCTGGGCCATCGTCTGGTCATGGAACGTAGACAACGGCTCGTGCATGTAGATGTAGCTCATTCGTCCACCAAGGCGCTTATCACCAGCCTGGAGGATCAAGGAAGCGGCAGATGCAGCACGACCGCGTACACGCGTGGTGACGTGGTGTCCTCCACCACCCGCAATAGACATCCGCACGAGCTCGTCGTAGATGGCGTCCCCGTGCTCCATAGACCCACCAGGTGAGTTGATGATCAGATCGATCGGACGCCCAGGTGTATTGATATCGATGTCACGAAGATGGCCCAGGGTCTTACGGGCGACCTTGTCATCGATCTCGCCATGGAGACTGAGCTCTGCTGGATCGGATGGTTCTGCAGACATCAGGCAACCCTCTTCAGCTCGGGAACGACACGAAGCTTGCGGGCCCACTGGCCACCAAGAACAATGTCTCGGCCACGCGCAAGGGGAACCTCGTAGATCCCCCACTTCCAGCGGCCACGCGAGTCGGGTGTCTGCGGGCAATGGAACATCAGAGCGGTCTCGGTATCACACTCATGGTCAGCGAACTCAGCGGTGCCATCGGCGTTCGGCCAGAAGTCGGCCCACGGAATGTCCTGATGGACAGCGGAATCCTGGTAGAGCTTGCCAAGTACGTAGAGCGCTAGCTGAGCGCAGACACCCATCCGGTACTGGTCGTCCTTACCAGTCTTGATGTCGACCATGTAGCGAGTGCCATTCCACTCAACAATGCGATCGGCGGATCCGGCAGCGCGCAACGTGGCGATCCGGCCATCCGGCAGCTCGATGCGGTCATTCGCCTGCAGGAAGACCTCACGCGCCAGGAAGTTCATCCCGGGAAGGGATGCGATGAATTCGTGGTACCCATCCAGGATGGGCTTCATATCCTCATCGACCAGTGACCAGTCGAGGTTCCCCTCTTCCAGAACACCCGTGAAATCGTGGATGGAAGTTCCCCGGGAGGACTTGTTCATCGCCCCGCCGATAGTCTCGGCCTGTGAGATGACCTCTTTGATCTCGCCCTTGCTCGAATCCCAGGAGCCGCCCTTGGCGATAATCGCCTTGACGCGGTTCAGAAGCTGGGGATTCTGCGCGAGACCGAACATGGCATTGGCCTGGTGCCAGGCGAACAACCCATCTCCGGGCTTGTCGAGATCCTTAGCCAGCGTCGAGCATCGCGAGTAGGCGACCCGACGTCCACCGTCAGGGGTGAACAGCATGGGTCGCTGGTATCGGTCCCGAGGGATGGCCCAGTCAGTAATTAGGCGCTCGCAAGCAGCTCGAAGTGGGCAGCTGTCGCGGTCAGTGCATCCACATCAGTGGAGCTGACTACCGCACCTCCATCTGGGTACGTCTCGGCGAACCATGCCTGAACGTCCTTCGACACGACACCGGCAGCCTTGGCTGCGGCCTTTACGCGCTCGAGTGCCTCAGCGGCTTCGGGGTTGGTAGTGACCTTCTTCGGCGTGGCCTTACGCGGAGCGGCCCTGACTGGAGTTGATGCCGCGTTACCGTCATCGTCCACATCTGCCACGAGACCAAGCGCGGCCATGTAGGCGTAGCGACGTGCGTAGGTGATAGCAGACCCGTGAGCCTGGGGGTCGTTCTTCACCGGGTGGAGGACCATCGTCGATGCGACCTCTTGCCCACTCTCGTGGATGACAACAGTCTTGAGCGTGTCGTAGACCTTGCCATCGGCGTTGAAGAAGGACGGCAACTGCGACACGGCGAGTCCATGCTTGGCCAGTACCGGCTGAGCCTCACGCATCACTGCGGGAAGGTCTGCATACTTCGACTTGAAGAATGGGTTCTGAGTGTCCTTGGCGACGAAGCCAACTTCGGCCTGGAAGGCAACGAGGGCCTCTGCGAGGGTTGAATGCTTGACGGCTTCGCTCACCATGCTCCTATGTAGAGAAAAACGAAAAGAATGAATACCCATGGCCACCATGGGATTTGAAACATCAGGGGAGGGTCTTGTCGAGCACCTTGGTGATGAGCACCAGGATCCCGGCAAGCATGGCCATAACGAGTAGGAAGGCAGTTCCGGCCCACATGGGAGCGGTTACCCACCACCAAGACCAGTCCTGGACTGGGTTATCCCAGGGGCAGATCTTCAGGAGGGCAAGGATGCCGAAGAGCAGGGTGCAGCCAATCGTGCCGCCTGTGCTGGAATCACTCACGCTGGTGTCACTTTCTTCTGAGCCTGCAGGACCGCGCCGTGACTCCGGGCGACTCCACGGATGAGTTCCACGACCTGCCCCTGCGTACGGGCAGGGTCGTCGTTGTAGGCCGAAACATCCCCACCGAATCCGGCTGGAATCGCTCGCGAAATCAACCGGTGGGCTCCCCACCAGGCGCGCACATCGTCCTTCGCTGCCGACTTACCTACTGCGGCGTCAAGAGCCCCAAGGATGTCGTAGCGCATACGTTCGCCTACCCGCTCAAAACGGATTCCTTGGGTCCATCCGTTTGCCAGTAGACGGGCTGCGATCTGCAGAGTTGCGGATACTGCCTCTGGATCATCAAGCACGACAACGTTGTTCTTACGCGCCATGCGACGTAGCCAGTTAGCAGTAGACATAGCTGCAATTCTATCAACTACCCACATGATGCAGTTTGCTGGCCAACAAGCCAACTGTTGTCTCGCACCACATCAAGAGGCCATGGCTCAACGTCCATTCCTCGGAGCTCTTTGCATATGCGCGTGCGCTGGATCTTCAGCGTTAACACCGCGTCAGTATCAGATTCCTTGTGCCGCTCGCGAATTGCCTCATCAAGCAAAAAGAGCTCAAGGATGTTTTCGTTCCGACTCTCCAGGAACTTGGCTGCGGATTCACTCACGCAACCAGCGTGGAGCTACTCCCCGACTGTGTTCGTGTGGGTTTGAGCGCCGAGGGTCACGACTCCCTCGGCGGCGCGACTGCGCACTCAGGTCGACAGGAAGGGATACTACTTTGCTCGGCCTCCCTGAGCCTCGAATCCCATTCTACTGATCCCCCATTCTTGGACTTACCGATTGAGAATTCCTACGTGTTTCAGCAGGTCAAGGCGGTCTACCCACATGAACCCTCCACCGTGTCGTAGCCTCCCTAAAAGGAGAGTGCGAACGCAGTGAGCACGCACCTCCCGCTAGGGAGGCCCACGCCGGGTAGGCGTGGCTGCCCGAAGGGCATCAACCTCCAGACCGCAGCGTCCCCACTTGGGCAAGGTTCTCGGTGCAATGAATAACCCTTGCAATCAACGCATCTCAAGTTGACATAGAGGAAGTCGTTACGTAAGTCGGGAACGGTACTAGAGCGCGTGCGCGCGAGATAGCCACCCACATGAACACGAAACGCGGTGCAACACTTTAGCTATGGGAATTGCTTACACACCCGCTCGTTCAGCATCCATCGAGTACAAAGCCAAGTCGGGCACGATTCCGTGTTCTGCCGTAGCCACGTCAGCACGGCAGAACGAGTGGACCATATCGATTGGCGACGTTCACCGCTTCATCCTTTCCGGGAATCGAAGCAAGGCCGAGGAGCTAGTGCAGGCGTACGGCGAGCTCTACGACTGCGCGTTTCCTGCTCCCGTCAAACCACGTGAGCTCCAGACATTGGATTGCGAAGAAGCACGGGATGGCAGCACCTGGCAAGAGGACACGGCTTATGCCTGGAGATACCGCTATGTCAATGGCGCTTGGTGTGTCCAGTACAATCCCGACGTTCCCTTCGTCGCGCTTGTACTGGATGGCGACTACATTTCGGAGTTCTACATGAACAACATCGGCCCCTACACCGAGGTGGTCGAGTGAGCCACCACTCCCCCCGCCACAAGGAGATCGCGTCAAAGGGCCTCATCCTCCTCACCGAGGTTGGATCCGGTCTGCACGGTGTGACCATGGAGGGCACCGACGACCATGACGAGATGGGTATATGCATTCCCCCACCGGAATGTGTTCTGGGGCTTGAGAAATTCGAGCAGTACGCTGATCGTTGGCACGTCGACGGAACACGCATACCTGACGGTGTGCGCAGTCAGCACGGCGATACGGACCACACCACCTACGCCTTAAGTAAGTGGGCCCGCCTTGCAGCGCAGGGAAATCCAACCGTGTTGCTCCCACTGTTCGCGCCGAAGGGAAAGATTTACCAGCAGACGTTGGAGGGTACCCAACTCTTGAGGGCCCGGAGTCTGTTCCTCTCGAAGGACGCTGGATGGCGGTTCCACGGGTATCTGAAAGCCCAGCGCGCCAGGATGCTCGGCGAAAAGGGTGTCTCGACACACAAGAATCGCCGGGAGCTTGTGGAGCAGTTCGGTTTCGACACGAAGATGGCCTACCACGCTCTACGCCTGGCGATTCAGGGCACGGAACTAATGCGGGACCATGACATCGTCATCCCTATGCGCCCACTTGAGGTGGAGTGGCTACGGGATGTGCGAAGGGGCCGGTACCCCCTGAAGAGGGTTACGGACTGGCTGGATCTTTACACCCAAAATCTCGAAGTCAATATCGAGCGATCCATTCTCCCCGATCACGTCGACCATGACGAACTGAATGACTTTCTGACTGGCCTGCACTACAGCTTCTGGAAACGCACCGGCCAACTCTAAACACGAAGGGATACGCATATGAGTAACAAGCGCAAGGACAGCATCGGAGTTCTCTCCAAGACTCAGGGAATGGTGAAGCTCGCGAAGCCAGGCCCACCCATCGCCGTTGGCACACGGGTCACTGGACACAACCTCGGCGCGGTAACCCACATCGTCTCCATTGAGGCTGAGCGCGTAGGCGAGAAGCGCGGCGTGGGAATTACTTTCAACGAGGATGGCAGCCTGAACGCAGTGAGCATCCACTCAGCTGAGGGTGCACTCGCGGAGTTTAAGCCAGGCGTCCATCTAGTCATCGGCGATACGGGCGATGTTGTCGTCTTCGACGAAGACAACTTCTATGACCCCAGTAGCGGTGACCCTGTCGTCGAGGTTCCCTGATGAAGACGTACACCCACAACCCCACCGAGGTTGAGGCCATTCAGGTGGCGCGGCCATGGAAGCGAGTTCAGGATGCAATCCCATTCGCTCACCACGTCAAGGAGGCTAGCGGAGCCTTCGCGTTCTTCAAACTCTCCATGCCGGGGACGTTGGACGTAGCTCGCGCCTACGAGGGTGACTGGATCATCAAGCACCCCAACGGGTACTACGAGAAACTCACTGACGACGAGTTCCAGCGTGACTACGGAGACAGCGATGACAACAACGACTGAGGCGGATGTATCGCAGCTGGTTGAGTCAGCATTCGATGAATGTGGATCCACAGCCAAGGAGGTCCAGCATCAAGGCAAGATCGCTGGACTTTGGGTAGGCCACACCTGCGCGAATTACCTCCTGTGCGAGGCGCACTTGAAGCGGGCAATCGAGGTGCATATCCCTCGACACAAGCGCAAGGTAGAGAAGTTCGGACACATCATCTGCGCTGAATGCAATCACAAGTTCCTCACCAATCAGGAATTCGTCACGGTGTATCCGCTATGACCACCGCACTCCCTGATCTCAGGGATCTCGACATGGAATCCGTGCTCGAACACTCCTACAAGGACTACCACGTCAAGGGATTCGACTACCTCTGCCTTCATCGCTCAGAGGGTCTCACTCTGAAGGCCTACTTCTTCGAAGGCGACGTTCAGAACGCCAGCGAGGTGGTGAACCCACACAACCACCGCTACGACTTCCACACCACATGCTTATCCGGTGGAGTGGAGAATCGCTGGTATCGGTCGTATCCGTTTGAATTCAATGGAAACACAAGGCCGCAGCGTTACAACATGTTTGAGTGGCGTACCCCGCTCAACGGTGGCGGTGGCTTCACCCTCAGTGGTGAGATCACGCTGCAGAACTACCGAGCGATGCAGTGTGCGCGCGGTGAGGGATATGACATGTCAGCAGACGACCTCCATACCATTCAGATCCTGAAACCTGACACTGTCCTGTTCTTGGTTCAGCACGAGGATGTGGTTCCAGTCGATCAGCCAACACTGACGTTCACGCAATCGGTTGAACCACCCGACCTTTCAGGTCTGTACAACAAGTTCAACGCCGACCAGGTCGTAAAGAGGATCAAGCAACTGCAGGAGCTGGCAAAGCCCTGAGATCCTCCACAACGAAAGAACCCCGGCTCCACTATGGAGTCGGGGTTTTCTCTTGTCTGCGGCGATCTGAGGGCGACTATGCGGCAATTGCGCGGTAGTCCGCGATCAACTCCTTCAGCTCATCGGATGCGAACCCTTCCCAGACATTGTCATCATCGATCAACACCACAGGTGCGTTCATGAACCCGTGAGATGTGATGCGCTCATGCCAGGTGGCATCCTCATCCAAACGGATCTCCTCGAACGGGATTTCGTTCTTCTTCAGTTGGTTCTTCACTAGGGTGCAGCGGTGGCACGACGGGCCGGTAGAAAAGACAGTGATGGTCAAGAGATTCCTTACAGAGACCGCAGGTACGCGACCGCAGGTCCGATGTCGTAGTTGATATGAGGCAGTGTTGGTGGCGACTGCGCGATGAACTGTCCGCCATAGATAATCGCCCGGAACGCTGCGAAGATCTCCACTGGAGGATTACGGATGATCTGACCCACTTGCTCAAGGAGCGAGTCAGCGCCGATGAAGGCGTTCTTTAGTTCCTGCACCACGCGGTAGACGGCGGTCATCATCTCGCCGGTCTTGTCGTCCGGGGTGTCGGTGTAGATGTCACGGCCCCACTGGGTGTTGGCACCGTGGGCGTAGTCGTACCACCAAGCCGGGGTGTTGACCAGTCGGTCATCACCGATGCCGCGACCAGCCGGAATCGGCCAGCCTGCAGCAAGGTTGCCGTTGGCCACACCCACCTCGCGACATGGGTTGCCGTAGGTGACAGCACCGATGATGCGATCCTCGAGGTCGGTGCCCTTGATGTATCGCTTCCACACCATCGAAGTCACAATGGCGCCCTGCGAGTATCCGACAAGGACGAACTTCGCAGCCGGGAAGCGGTCCAGGCGCAGCTTCATCAGATATAGGAGCTCAGCGATACCAGCATCCACCGATGGGCCCATGGGGAACGGAGCAGCCGGGTAGTTAACTCCCTGCCAGCGGAACAGGTCGAGAACAGCTCGAGCCAGGTCTGCCGGAAAGCCAGCATCCCAACCAGCACCTGTACCGGCCACCGTGAACAACCACGGCTTCAATGCCTCAGGAACGCCAAGCGCCTTCTGGGTGGCGTGATCCATCACGCCATCCGTACGAAGTCCACCCTTCTTCTGCTGGAAGGTCTTCAGCGCTGCCGTCAACTCGGGGGTGAACTTCTGCGTCAGCTCGAGCGACTTGCCGTACGAGAACTTCGCACGTAGCTCGCCAATCGCTGCGAGGACAGGGAGGCCTTCCATGCCCTCTTGCCAGCCAATCCAGGCCATAGGTACTTCTTTCAGAGAAACAAACGGACCCGCCGATATGGGCGAGCCCGTTGTGTGGTTGGTGTTTAGTGAGAGCTGCGGTACTGGTCGATCAGTTCCTGGACCAACTCCGGGTTGGCCTTCACGACTGCCTCAACATGGACGGGGTCGGTCGAGCCATCGCGAAGGATCTTCTCCACCAACTCAACAGCTGCACGGTTCTTCTTCAGGAAGGTCAAAACCGCAGTGACACTGGCGAATCCGACCATCAGGCCATGAACCCAATTCGGTGGCAGGCCATCAGCGATGGCGAGAACAGTTCCCTCCTGGGCTGCGAGTGCACCAAGGAAGGCAACGAGAGCCTTGTAGATCTCAGGAAGGCGACGTAGGTAGTCCATCACTTGCCTCCGAACAGCTTCCCGATCGGACCGAGGATCTGCTCTACCGCGTTCTCCACGGTCTTCTCGATGCAGTCAGGCAACATCTCCCAGGCCTCGGTCTTCGCCTTCTCGATCTCCTCACGGATGATCTTCTCGATCACCGGTTTCAGCTCACGAACGATCGGGGTAACGACCGCTTCGCCAACGAACTTCGCTAGTGCGCTCACTGGGTCTCCTTGTAGGCCTCGAGAATTTCCTTAGGAACAGTCGCAAGCACCCTCTTCGCCCGCGCAACATTTCCCTTGTCGGTGACAGCACCTTCGCCTGCAGCAGTGCGGATTACGCGCTGCAATGAGTCCTCATCACCCAGAACGGCGAGACGCTCAATGAGCTCGGCGTGCTCCATGCCGTCGTCATTCAGAAGCATTCCGGCAAGAGTGTCGACAGGCCCCTCACCCGGGGTGCGATAGATCGAGCGTGACTCCCAGCGGTTGGTCAGCTCGTAGTAGACGCGGTTCAGCTTCAGCCGATCGTCGTCAGTGAACATGTCATCCTCTCCAGCCTGGGCTGAGAATTCGAGTAGGTAGTTGTTAAAGACGTCCCAAGGAAAGTTGGGCCCGACGTCGGTGTGGTTTCCGATCCCCAGGCCGACCGTGATGCCGTTGTGGTCAGTGATTCCGTCAGTGGTCGGCAGCTGGGAATACTTGTTCCCCACCAACAACTGAACGGGAATTCCGTACTTCACGCAGTCCTGTACCGCTAGGTAAGCGGACACCCGGATTGCCTTGTCGTACTTATCAAGCCACTCAATGCGGCTCATCGAGGCGTACGAACCGGCGAACACCTGATTGATCGTGTATCCATTGGCGTCCAACACCGACCATGAAGCATCATCGGTATCAACGAGATCCAACGTCTTTCCGTCTGGATCGATCACATAGTGGTAGGAGACGCCCGCTCCAGCCATGTAGTTGACCAGATCCATACCGAGTGCATTACCTTCCTCGGTGTGGAGGACGATGAGACGCGGCTTGCGACCGTTGCGCGACTGCCAATTTGGAGCCCACTGCCCAATAATGTTGGTCTCTTCGAAGAACCTGGGAGGCAGAACAATCCCCGTGGTCAGCCTGTTGAAGTATTCAACAGCCACTCCCATTGCCTGGTCATAACGATCGGGGAACGCGGAGCGCTGTACCTTTTGGGCGCACTGGCCTGGGGTAAGCCGAGAATCGTTGTAATCGAACGCCTTAAGCCCAAACTTCGTAGGGTGCGCCAGATGGTCGTAAAACATGGCAGCAGCCTTGTAAGGGTCCATACGATCATCGAGCGAACCCCACTCAGGAAAATTCTGCTGCTGAAATTCATTAACGGACATACCGTCCGATCCCACCGTGTCATACTTGTACTTCTTGTCAAGGGACTCTGGGTAATTCGAGTTCGCATACATCACGAACTTCGACTCCACCCACGCGGTTGCCAATGCAATGTGGATACCACGCGAAGTGATGCCGAGATCCTGACCGCAGCGGATGATGATCCGCCCGATGTCGTCCTGGGTGTAGTACATGAATCCCTTAGGGAGTGTCGGCGATGATGATGTCGGAGATCTCAACCCCTGGAGTCAGCAGGTCTGACTTGAAGCCGAGGCCGAAATAGCGCTCTCCTTCACCGTGATTCACGAGCTGCGTAGTGTCCGTCCAGCTGACGATTGGCGTCAGGGAGGTCCCCAAGTACAGCGAGTAAGTGTTGGTGAGCGGGTTGTACTCGGCGGTGTAGTTCTGGTTAGTCGCCGTCGAGTGATTCACTGGAGTGGTCCGTGACTGGAGGGTCACCGGACCTGAGCCGGTCACGACCTCAACGGTGTCGTGGTCCCAAAGACCGGAGAGGAACACACCCCTGTGCCGGATAGCGGCAAAGTTGGTCATGTCGTAGTTCGAGCAGATCGCAATCCAAGCTGACCCGGAACCAAATCGAATAGTGTTGTACGTGAGTCGAATTGCGTCAGTCTTCAACGGCGCGAAATACAGCATTGCAACGTCATCGAACAGGGTTGGTCCACCGCCAGCACCATCAGTGATAGACGCGGCAGCAACCGCATTAGGAAGGCTGCGGCTAGAGTTGTCGTAGACGCGAGGCTTGCCATTCATGATGGCCCACGCAGGATCCACCACGAATCCAGGAGTGCCGAAGCTGTATCGGTACTGCACGCCATCGAACTCGCCCGAATGCGGAGGCGCGTCAGGGAAAGGTGCTTCGCTGCGGATCACGGTGCCCTGGAGCTCGAGCCTTGCCTCATCCAAGTCTGGTGTCTGAACATGCAGTGTCCACGAGGCGCCACGGGGCAAAGCGTTCGCAATCGACTTGGTTTCAAGGAATGTCACAGTTCCGCCCGCGACGACGCCCTCATACGTTCCCAGGGTCTGGCTATACGTGTTCTTGATCGTCAGGAACGCAGTGGTACCCGAGGGGAACTTCTTACCGCCACTCAGTGTGTACGAGTAGTGGAGCGGATTGTCGCGATTCAGCTCAAGAGGCTGGTTGCTGAGAACCCGAGTCGAAGGCGTCCAAATCGCCATCAGAACTCTCTCTTTCAGTGTATCAGGAGACGCGCTTCGCGAGATTCAGCTTGCGCCGCAAGGCGATACGCTCTGCCTCATCAAGGCCCGTGATCTTCGGGAAGAGGTCATCAAGGATGTCCGTCAGCCCGGTCACAGCGCCCAATAGTTGATCTAGGCGATCCCGTAGTTCTGCGTTTTCCTTTCGGACTTCCTCACGGATCGCCGTTGAGATAGCCGAAAGCACCTGCGCCTCATCGACCTTGCGCTTGCGCCGACCAGTTACGAACTCAATAGCCTTGCTTAGTACGCCACCGGCTGCCAACGCCCCAAAGAGAGAAACAACAGTTTCAGCGTCAAGATCAATGAGTTCGTCCACAAGGCTCACAACACGGCCCAATCAGCGACCTCAGCATCGGCGGCATAGTGACCACCCTCTGCTGAGTGCATCACTGCCCACCTTCCGTCCGCGCGCTGAATCGCAACGGAAAGCCGGTCCGCTGAGACGCGAATCTCCGGAGTCCTATTGTCAGTCAAAGGTTTTCCTATACAGATGTGGTGGTATCGAGCCCGGGGACATCCACACCACGTGTCGTCTCATCAATGGAGAGAGCGCGACTCTCGCCGGAAACGGCACCCATTCGCTCAACTGAGGCGATGTCCATCTCCCGCTCAGTTACATCCACAGTTGCGCTGCGTTCGCTTTCAATCACCGCGATATCGCGTTCATTTTCAATGACACTCGCCGAACGGTCCACGGGATCGACGTAGATAATCTCGCGGACGGATCCGAACCAGGCCCACATAGATGCGTTGACCACAAGCTCGGTGTCAGCGGAGAACTCGGCCCCCACCATTCCGGCGCTCAGTACCTCAACAGCCAGGCTCGCCGCTGCCGCGTAGTTGACTTGAGCTGCGGCAGTCATCGCGGCTACTGCGTCAAGACTGGTATCAGCGACATTTCCACCAGTGGCATCTGATGGACCATCTGCGGCGACTGCCAGCACGGCGTCTGCCCTAACAGTCCTCTGTGCCTCTGCGGTAAGGAATGCCATTGCCACGAGGTTCGCGGCCAGGCTTCCTTCGTACTTGAGTCCACCCTGAGTCTGGGTCGTAACGCCAAGCACTCCCCCGATGGCCTGACCACGTGACAGTGCCGCAGTAAGTTCGGCTGCCAGATCCAGAGTGCCTGCCACGCCGAGATCTACGTTCGCCCCAGCTAGCATCGAGGCCGCGAGGGTGAGACTGACATCGCCCACCCCGAATTCAGTGGCAGCCGCTGAGGTAGATGCCGTCAAAGCGAGCGTCGACGCCGCGTTCAGAACTTTGACGATCGCACCAATTGGTGTGACGCCAAGGAACAGGTTCGCCTGAGCCTTGGCGTCATATCGATCAGCGCCGGAAGGCGTGGCTGTCGCAGAAAGATTTGCCCCCATTGACTGCCCGCGCGATAGAGCCACAGTCGGCGTCGCAACGACTGGAAGAACTCCAGCAGCCGTGAATACACCAGAGAGCCCAGCCGAAGGAGCTGCGGCTACACCCAAGCTCGCAGCAGCTGTGTAGGCAACAGGCTCGTACCAGGCATAGAACCACACGCGGCCTGCGCCACCAGCCTTGCCAGCATTGGCCATGCCGAACGCGCCACCCGAGCCGGGTCCACCACCAGCGCCTGGATCAGTACCAGCGTTGTTGGTGGAGCCGCCTACGCCCCCGCTATAGGTGCGCCCGTTGTATGTGGTGTCTCCAGGACTCCCCCCGGGCTTGTTCTTGCCGTTACCGGAGTACGCGCCAGCGCCCCCTGCACCGCCAACTGCGGTGGTTGTGGAACCGTTGAACGTGGCTGTGGAGTTGCCCCCAGCCCCTCCGTTGTTCTCCTTGGGGCCTGCAGTACCAGCTGAACCGACTACGCCCGTGACAGCGGCTGCTGCCCAGGAGCCGCCATCCACCCGCACAAGCTGATAGGCCTGCCAAGTGGCCTTCTTGCCACCCTCACCGGTTGAACCGAGGCCACCGTCGCCTCCACCACCACCGCCACCACCACCGATTAGGATGACGTCAACGCGGTTGGCCTCAGGAGGCAAGGTGTAGCTGTACGAGCCGACAGTGGAGAATGTCGACAGCCCCAGCGCCATTTACGCCGCCAGTGGGCCTAGAGACAACCCGCAGGACGTAAGGGTCAGGGTGTCGCCCGACTGAACGTTCTTCGATACCGACAACGCCGCCGACCACTGGAAGTTGCCGCCAGTGCTCGCATCCCAAACTGAGATGTGGGTGATGGTCTCGGTTGCGGTCATCGACCAGGAGGGGTTGGTGCCAGTCAGGGCGATAGCCCCGGAGGCGGCGACCGCGAAAGTGGCCTGACTCCTGGCAGTTACAGCAGATCCCGCAGCAGTACCCGCAGCACCTGGGTCAGCGGTGTGCAGGCGAACCCACAATCCACCGGGCTGGGCCCATGCAGTTCCACCACATAGGTGGTCAAGAATCTTGTTAGCAAGATTGGCAGTGTGAAGTCCTACGGTCATGCGGAATCCTTTGAATCACTGGGGCGCTCAACTTCGGCGTCTGCCCACACCGAAAGAGCGAGAACGATCTGAGTAGGCTCGTCCACCTACATCTCCTTGATTTCGACCGTGAAAGTTCGGTCATCCTCACGAGCACCGTTCGTAATGACATGGACGGTGACGTCGTACTTAGTTGCGGCTGAACCGCCAGAGACCCAAACAGTCACTGCGTCAACCGTGTTTGAGACAGTTCCGACTGTGAGCCCACCAGCTGGGGACACCGTCGCCGTTGCAGACGTAATCGTGTCGCCAGGGGCGAGCCAGGCACTCCAGTTGAGTGTGTAGTCGAGAACCGCGTCAGGATCTTGTTTGAATGTCCTGAGCGACAAAGAAACTCCTAGTAACTAGGCCTGCAATTCATATCCCATGAGAGCGAGGGCTTGTTCATGTGATGCGCAGGCATCGATACGGCACAGCGGGGTTAGACCATTGGCAGCGTCGAAGTCGGCGTCTAGGACTACCGCGTACTCATCCGAGAGGAAGACATCTACCGTCTTCGGTATGCGAAGCATGCTCACCGGGATACCGATTAGGTTGCCCAGTGAATTCGGGGACACGACCGTGATCAGTAGGTACCAAGTCGTTTCGCCATCAGTGCATCGGTAGTGGTTGGTTTTCGGGCAGAACTGCGGCAGGAACTCTGAAATAAGTTCAGCTGTATGCATTTTCCCTACTTCCAGAACACCCATAGAACGCCGCTAGCACCGGCACCACCGGTGCCGCCTGAGCCCTGACTACCGGAGCTGAATCCGGCTCCACCGCCTCCACCAGCGCCACCCCCACCGGGGTAACCTCCGGCTCCACCATTGCCGCCCTTGGCCTGTGCCAGCGTGCCGGTGGGGTTTCCACCTCCACCACCTCCACCACCGGCACCACCACACTTAGTTTCGGCGCCTGCGGAGACTGAATCTCCAGCGGTTCCATTACCAGCAGGCATGGCCGAAGCAGATCCACCGGTCCCCCCGCCAGCAGCTACCGTCGCGGTTCCGGTTCTACCTGCTGTGCCGTAGTTGGCTGACGTACCGGCCTTGTAGCCTCCGGTGCCACCCGCACCGCCGCTGCCGGGAGTTGACGCTGTTGCCTCGTAAGCGATTTCGCCTTGGACACCACCCGCCCCCGAAGTGGGCGTCAAGTAAGGACCGAAGGACGTATCGTTCCCGTTGACTCCGATCGTCACATTGACTGGCCAAGTAATCGAGTCCGGGTTGAACTTGAGGGCTAGAAACCCACCGTTCAGTCCACCGGAGCCTCCTACGCCACCCGCTGAAGTGTTCCCACTCTGTCCACCGAAACCTGAGCTACCGGCGTTAATCCCACACACCAACAGTTCTGTGATGTTCTCGGCAGGCCTGTCGTAGGAGCGTGATGACGTGATGGTGTCCACGGTGTACCCGTTGATGACGGCTTGCTTAATAGCTTCGACGGTCGTTCGGACTTCGGTGGGAGAGCCCGTTGCGGACGATCCTCCGAACCAGCCATTGGTGATCGCCTGAAAGCCCCCGACAACAGCGTTCCCCAGGTCTACCAGACCCTCAACGGCACTCTTCGCCACCTCACCAACCAGCTTTGAGGCATCGAAGCCACCTTCGCCATTCAGGTGCGATGTCTTGCCAGTGATGGCATTCCACCAGTCTTTGACGTCCTGGAGGGCCTGGTTGATCGGAGTGACAAGGACACCACGGAAGATGTCAATGACCTGATTGATCATCGAGTTGATGCCACTGAGTGCACTACCCAGACCGTTGATCATGCTCTGCGCGAACTGACCAGAGACGATCTTCGAAGCATCAAGGCCGGGAATAACACTGCCCGAGATCAAGCCACCAATAAGGGTCGCAAGCTTCCCAACCGGCGCCAGAATCATATCGATGAAGATCCCCGCTGCCGCAAGCGGATTGAACGATGGCGAGTTGAAATCGATATGTGCGAGGAACTGCTTCAGGTTGTCGAACCAGAGCTTGAGCTCCGCGATTCCACCATCGGCTACGCCAGTGATCCACTTGACGATGTCTCCGAGGAGCGGAACTTCCTTCAGGCTGTTGAGGAATGCTTCCATTCCCCCGTCGAGGTCAATATTCAACCCCGGAAATAGCCTGTTGATCAAGGCCTCAAGAATCGCGAGTGGCAACCCGAGCGCAGCGTTGAGCCCATGGAAGATCGCATCAGATGCGTTGTTCAGAGACGTGGTGTTCTGAACACGCGCCTTCAGCATGTCCTCAATAGGCCCCCGCTGACGACCAGCTAGATTGCCAAGTCCCGCACCAACAACACCGCCATCATGTCCAGATAGGTCATACCCACTCGGATCGCTGCCGGTCGGCATCGTCATGGGTTACTCCTTGGACTTGATGTATTCAGTGAGCAGGATCAACTTCTTGATCTCGGACTCGAACTGCTTGGAGATCTTGGCGCGCTCTTCGTCAGAGCCAGCGGACTTGATCTTCTTGAGAAGCTCCGCATACTCGGGATGCTCTTCAGCGATATACCCAAGAACCTCTTCGGCTTTCGCCTTAAGGCTGGTTTCTTCGCCGAAATCTTCAGGCTTCTCTTTGACGATGTCTGCTACAGCGAACTGGCCACCACCGACTGCCCACTTAGTGGCAAGCTCTGGGTGCCAACGCAATCCGAGTTCCCACCACAATTCAGATGTGGGTTCCCAAGACTGGACGATCGCCATTACCTGGTTTGGATTCGCACCCGGGCGGGGATCAACCATCCCGACGCCAAGCACCCAGGCCATCCCTTTAGGGCTTTCCGGGTCAGGCGGATGAACATTAACTGGAGGCATCTGCTCCTACCTCTATTGTCTCACGAATACGCCTGTGGGACAGCACTAGCTAATGAGGTGGACACCAATGTTCTGAAGGATGTCCTTGATCTTCTTAGTTAGCCGGGCAAGACGCTCGCCAACAGACATCGCTGCCTTGTTCTGGCCGATCTTGACCTGGACGCTCACAGGCGTGTTGGACGCGTTATCCCACGAAGGAATGATCTCTTCGACCTGGGAAACGAAAATGCGGTCACCGTAGCCACGGCTCGTGGAGCCGACACGGGAACCAATTGCGAAGTGCGCACCCGGAATAATCCAGGAGTTGCCCCTCAATGACAGTGTATGCGAGGTCTCCGACTTCGACGCCAGGAAACCACCACGTAGAGCGGCTAGAGCCGACAGCGACCAAGAGTTGTTCTCAGCACCCTGCTGGTACAGCTCCCAGAGGTGAACCCATCCGAGGTTCTTCGCACGGCCAGTGTTCTTCCACTCAAGCCACGCCGCGATGGTTCCAACCAGGAATGGCATGATCACGTCTGCGGCGATAGTGCCTGCCGACGAGAAACCACCAAGTAGGAAGTACCCCAGGATATTTCCGGTGGTTTCGATAATCAGGCGCGCGATGGCATCAGCCGCAGGGTTATCACCACCGACCACCACAGACACTGCGGTGGCTGGACTCCACGTGAGCTCGCTGGTCTCGATCGGAGACCAGCTTGAATCTCTGATAACCAACCACGGCATTTGCGCCAAGGTGGCAAGCCACCCGCTCCCGTAGTATTCGTCAGGGTGGTACGTCTCGTCATCGGAGATAACAGTTGCGGTGTCCTCAATGAATCCACCGACGTACTGAACGACCGAGCGGACCATGCCATCAGCAATAGTTCCGCCGAGGAAGGTGCCACCCAGGATCGGGTTGTAGTACCCACTGTCGTCGACGATCTCAAAGATCAAGGCGCCGTTAGCGGGATTCTCAACGAAGAGAATGCCGTTCTCAGTCTCGCCCTCATCGGAGAAGCAGCGCCTCCACCTGACAGTGAGCTGGGCATCTTCAAGCGCATCCGCGATCACCGAATCGATTGGGTTCATGCGGGTGCCGAGAACTGTCCACAGCGACGAATCGTCAAGCGGCAGTGGGTTGGCCTTGATATGGCACTGCCAGTTCTCCCACTCGGTAGGCAGTAGCCCTAGCCACTGACTGAGGTCGAATGGGTCGTCTGGCAGGTGGTAGATAGGTGCCTGTACTCGAATCAGGTTGATCAGGATCATGATTGAGCAGGCCCACTTCGCCGGTCCCAGGATGGGAAGCACCCTTGGCCACTGGAATACCGGGATGGGTAGGGCTGGGTTCGGGGGGCCGAGAAGGAACTGAAGGAACTGGAGATCGTCGTTAAACGTTAATTCCATATACGCCATGCCATCTCGCATCTTCTTGGCATGGTGGTGAAGCAGCCCAGTCCAGCGGAGCTTGCCACCGAAGAAGTCGATACGGATGACGACGTTCTTGCGCGCGTGCGGATCATCGGGAATGGAACGCATCCACTCCGAGATGTAGTGATCGAAGCGGAGTTCCAGAACACCCTGCGTGGAGACGTTCTTCTTGAATGGAAACGACGCCTTGATAGTGTCGCGGTAGTCGACTCGCCCGTAGTACTCCAGCCCCGGGGAACCATCCTCCTTATTGCGCCAGAAGGAGATAACGGGCTTGGCCATGCGGAGCCACATCAACTCCTGGCGGTACGACTCGACAGACTCGTTAATGCCTGCGATTTCGTCGAGAGTCCTTAGGCTCATACAGCCCCCACAGGACGGCTCCATGGGCGCGAGTACCACTTAGGTACCTCGAGCAGCATGCGGAATCCCCCGACAGCGTCCTTGACCTGAACGGGGATGCGGCTATAGGTGCCGCCAGCGATTGGATACAGCAGATCCTTGCCTTTCCAGAGACCCTGGAGGTGGATCCTGTTGGCTGCCATGAGGGTCTGAACTCGTGGATCCGAATCGGCCACGCAGCCAGCACCCTTCGGCAGATATGGAAGTTCGACAGTGCGTCCCGAGTCCTGGATGCCGCGCCCGTATTCCTTGTTCCCGAAAGAGAAATCAGGCAGGCGCCACCGCGCCTGGTCGGTCAAGGTCCACTTCGGCCAGACCGGTACATCGCAGTCCACATCGAGCTTGAATGTCTGTCGGCCACTTGCGGTATCGTCAGACCACTCGTAGAAGTCGGAAGGCCCGACATAGAAAGGGAGCTCAGCAGCGAGGGTCATAACTACGGTGCTGCAGGCGTAGAGAGCTGGATCCTTGCCCTCCCAGCCGCCGTCCTCGTACGCCTTGGGCTCTTCGAGGAGGCGAACCTTCAGGTCACGGTATCCGTCAGAGGTGGTGAAGCGGATAGTTGCTTCCTGCACATAGTCAAATGCGAAGCGCCACTTTGAATCGATCGTGCGCCAGACCTCTGCGTCTCCACCATCGTCAAAGATGTTGACGGTGAAGACGACGTCGCGCCTCTCCCAGCGGAAGTCGACGAAGGTCTGTCCATACGCACCCGGGAGCCACAGAGACTTGACCGGGGCATCGATCATTCCCTTGAGCTTGGGCATGAGATCAACGCCCTGCTCGCCCTTACCGGGCCCGGAGATACAGAAGTACTCTCCGTGAACGCCGAAGATCTCAATCTTCGCCGTGTAATCGATAGTGTCCATCACAAATTCCCGTAGAAGGGCAATGAAAAGAGAAGCGGCAGAGCGCTTTAGCCGTACTTCTGGATGTATGGCATGGCTGCCTGAGCGTCCGACGTCTGCTGAACTCGCTTGAACTCGTCGAGGTTCGTGACGTGGTACTGGCGGTTGTCGTTCACCAACTTCGGCACACCGGTCTGCTGCGGCTGACGCTGTGGCATCAGTGGAATGCCCGATGCCGACTGGGTGGATCCACCTGTAGCGGTACCAACCATCAAGGACGACAGGATGTTCACGGCACCAGAGATCGCCTGGCCACCGATCTGGAATCCGGCCTGAATCCCCTGCCCTGCAGCACCACCAGCGCCGGGGGCGCCCATGTTGGTTGCCATGGATGCGGCGGTAGCAGCAAGGCTTCCGATCGCACCTGCGGCGCCCTTGATCGCACCCGAGACGCTCGGGTTGTTGTGCTCCTGCGAAGCGGGGGCAGCACCCAGAGTTGCGCGCGCGTCAGGCTGATCGGTTGGCGATGCACCCGGCTGAGCTCCCGGGTCGCCCTCCTGTGGCCCAGCACCCATAGCGGCGCCAGCACCACCCACCTCAGCTAGTGCGTCATTGACGGTGGGGAGGGCACCAGGGTCAGGAGCGGGAGCAGTCGCACCTGGCCCTGGCGCACCTCCGGTCGATGGGACCGCACCAGCCGCACCAATAGATGGCACGGTGACGCCACCCGGCTGCTGATCAGGCTGATCAGGCTGTCCGAGGTCAAGCGGTCCAGGAGTCTGTCCACCGGCACCAGGGGCAGGTGGGGGTGGAATGAAGAGCGGGAATCCACCATCGGCGAATCCCTTGGCAGCATTGCGCGGAATCTTCTTGCTGTTCAGCGCATCAAACAGAGCGGGCCCGTAGTACTGGGTCGCGTCTCCACCCGTGCGGTACTCGCCAGTGGATAGCCATGCAAGATTGTTGGCCCACCCACCATCGGCGAATCCACTCCCGCGACCAATCTGATTCGGCGATCCATCCTTGTTAACACCCCAACGCTTGGTGGTGTAGTTGATGGCCGCAGCGATCTGCGAGACAGGGTCATTGATGCTCCCCGAGCCAATGTTCTCGACCTTGTAGGCATCGAAAGTGGTGGGCAGGAAGTTGAATAGGCCCTGGACGGTCTGCTTACCGCCCTTGCCGTCCGTGTCATTGGGGTTGATCGAGAACGGGTCGCCCTTCGACTCGGTCCAGATCTGCTCCTCAAGGGGCTTCTGCCACTGCGCAGGATCCACACCCATCGCGGTACAGATCTGCGCGATGAGAGCTCCGTAGCGCGCGTGGATCTGCTCCTTAGTGACCGACTGGCCAAGCCCGCTCGTAGGGGTTGCACCCTTACCCGAACTGTTGGAGCTCGGGTCAAAGGACATTCCGTTGGCCGTAAGCTTCTGCTGCAACTGTGGGCTTAGCCCCGCGATACCGTTCGTGTAGTCCGACATCGCCTGGTCGGCCACGTCAGTTCCGGCTGACCCGCCAGTTCCGTTGAGGGCACCCATGAAGCCGTCAAGCGGGTTGCCCTTCTTCTGCTTGGAGTCGTCGCCCAGGTAGAAGTTCCCGATGGACTGAGCGGCCTGTAGGTATGACAGGTCCAAGCCAAAGAATCCAGCCAACGCCTGTAGGCCAACCTGACCTACCTGCTTGGCGATCGAAACTGGCTGGATGTTCTCAGGCAGAGTCTTCAATGCCGCCAATAGGTTTGGCGAACCGGATCCACCGGGAAGCTGCTCGTACACACCCGGCAGACCAGATGGTCCACCCGGCATTGGAATTGACCAACTCTGGCGAGTGTGCACGTGGTCGGTGTGGCCACCCCAGTCATCGCGGTAGTAATCCTCAATCGACTGGTTCACTCCGCGATCACCAGGATCGACGCCGATCTTCGTTCCATCACGCGGGTCCATGAAGATGACCTGCTCCATGCCTGGAACAGACTTCACATACTCAGCGAAGGCGCGCAGATTCTCAGGAGGACCGGACCAGTCGATTCCCTTGTTCAGGCCAGCCTTTTCCTGGTGGCCAGGGTAAGTGGACGGCTTAACGCCGAACGCGGCACCAACCTGGTTCACCCAGTCAGGGAACTTGACACCCTGACCGCCATAACCCTGACTGTTAGAACCAAGCGCAAGTCCGTAAGGCTCACGTACAGCAGGGATTCCACCGCCGAGGGCTACATCTGCACCTGGGATGCTGAGATCAGCACCGGGCCCAGGAGTGACAGGCGTGTCATCGAGGTGTGGGGTGGGCTTACCGATAGACGGAGGACCACCCGGGTTTAGGGTCTGCTTCGGCCCGATTGGCGCGAGGTCGGGAGCAGGCGGAGGAGGTGGTGCAGGAAGTGGCGCAGGAGCTGGCCTACCCATTGCGATATCGATCGCTGGGTTACCAGTTGGACCTGGGGCGGGAGCTGGAGCTGACGGACCAAGCATTGCCGATGTGATGTCGGGTGCTGGCAGCGGAACGGGAGTTGGTGGCTGCTGTGGAATGTCGAACGGGAATCCTCCACCGAAGTGGCGAGGGATTCGCTTGTTGTTCAGATCATCAAACAGCTTGACGCCGTAGTAACTCACCGCGTCTGCATTGGTGATGTGCTCGTATGGCGAGACGCGAACCAGGTTCATATCGTCGCGAGGACCACCAATTCCCTTGACCAGTCCGCCGTCCTTGAACTTCTGAACGTCCAAGAGCTGTGCGGTGGCATCTGCGGTCAGGCGAGTCTCATACTGGCCGTCGCGAACCCGGGTAGTGGAGCCAATGGTGTCGTCAACGTTCGGGTCACGGTCGGTGGTGATGACACCATTTCCGTCCTGACCGATTGCGATGTGCGACGAATCGTTTAGTCCACCAAAGGGCCCGAAGATCGCACCACCACGGCCACCGGGCTTGAATCGGCCCTGACCATTGGACGCCTCATTCACCTGGCGCTTGTCTGCGCTGTGCTGCCCTAGTGAGCTCGGAATGTCGCTAAGACCGATCAGAGGGGCCGCAAGGTCAATAGTCCCAGTGGACTTTAGGACCGACGTGAAGTCGTGTGGGATGGATCCAGTGGCCTGCCCAGCTGAAATGCGAGGAGTGTTGATGGCCGCAGGCATCCAGGAGAAGATGTTGTGGCTCTCGAGAATGTCGTTGTAGGCCTTGTCAACCTTCGCCTTGGCCGTCTGATCGCCACGCAGGCCAGCGACGAATGTGTCCAGGTCGATGCCGCGCTCATTCCATAGGTCGGCGTCGCCACGCCACACCTCACTGGAGCCGATAACCGACTTCAGTCGCTCCTGACCTGCCCCGAGAAGCTGACTGCGCTGTGCATCGTTACCCGGGAGCATTGCCGCAAGAAGCTGGGCATCGCTTTGCACCTGTCCGGTGCGACGAGCATCCTCAAAGAGGTTCCTATCCCCTAGACCGGGGATTGCGTACTTCTGAGCCTTCTGAGCGGTATCGGATACGCCCTGCGCGTTGAGGTTTCCGGTGACATCGTCGATAGCTCCCTTAAGATCCTCAAGAGCGCTCCTCTGCCTGTTGGCATCCTCAGCGGCCTTGCGGTGCGACTCCCCCAGCTTGTCGATTGCCATGATCGCGCCACCAACGGCAGCGGTCAGGGCTAGTGGGCCAAAGAGTGCTCCAGCAAGAGCCCCCACGCGGGTGAGCATGGAAGCCTTACCGGCTCCACCGATCTTCTCGCCAGCGCGGCCAGCTGCATCGCCAGCGTTAGTGATGCTCTTACCGGCGTTGCTTGCGGCAGTCGCGGTAGTCGTTAGCTTGGGCTCGACGTCCTTCAGCTTGCGACCGAAGGCGTCATACCTATTGCCCGCACGGTCGACTGCCTCACCGAAGCGCAGGGCCTCCTCGCGGGCCTGGCGACTCGATAGGCCGGGAAGTTCCTCGCCCTTGGCGATCCGCAGGTTGCGCGCAGTCGACTGGACGCCAGGCAGGTTGCGAGTTCCCTCGAAGCGTGCAGCCGCCTCAACGACCTTGTTGTAGTTCTTCCACGTCGAAGTAAGCCCCTCGATGATGGGCTTCACGGTGCGGTAAGTCAGGTAGACCTTCAGCAGAGTGGAGAGCGCGTGGGTGTGCTGCTCAATCCACCTGGCCGAGCTGATGAACACGCCGAGTGTTCCAAGCATTGCAGCCGACCACTCGCGTGCGGCCTCTACTGCGTCACCAATGCCACCCTTGATGCGCTTGAGTGCATCCCATAGACGGTCGATGAAGTCCCGGGCCTCGTCGAAGTACTTGGCGAGCAGGTTCTGTCCACGGGTGGACTTCAGGAACTCGTCGAGCCTCTTAGTTCCATCAGCCAGCGAGGAGATCAATCCACCCTTGTGCCCGGATGCCTTGTCGAAGGCAGTGGCAACAGAGGAGACGATCCCACCGATGTTGAGCAGCGAATTGCCCAGATCGCCAACAGCCTTCAGTCCCGTGTCGATCCATCGGTCCAGTGATCCGTCAGCTGAGACGCGCTGGGTGAACTGGTCGAAACGGTTGAAGACAGCGGTGAATGCGTTGCCGATACGTGGCAGGAAGTCCGACGATTCCTTGGTCAGGCGAATGATGCCACTGATCAGTGGATCCATGCCCCTGGCCATGTTGCGCCAGAAGATGTCGGTGTTACCGAAGATGGAGGACAGGAAGCCCTGGTTGGAATTGCCGGCGACTGAGGTCAGTGCGCTCTTTAGCGCGGCATTGATTCCGCTTGCGGTACGACGGATTCCGATCGAAAGTCCTGGGATTGCCTTGGTGCCGAGGTCAGTAATCTGCTTATCAAGACCCTCTGCGAGGCTGTCCTGTGCGCCCTGCTGAAGTTCCTGCCACGCACCCGACAATCCATGGATCGCCTGTACGGTCGCGCGCATGTTTGGCGATAGCTTCCCAAGGGCCTTGTCGACCTCACTGATCTTCGAGGCGCTGAGAGCCTCTGTGTTCTTCGCGATCTGGTCTAGGGCATCTAGTACCCGATCAGCGCCTTCTACGCCCTGAGCGTTCGCGTCAGCGGCATCCTGCGCGGTCCGCTGCGCCTTGGTCTGGACCTCCTGGAGGTGGTCCAGTGCCTGAAGGTACGAAAGCTGATCACGCTTCAACTCAGTGAGCGAGCGCTGACCACCCGCACGGATACGGTCAGCCGCTTCCTGCACGGAAAGAACGGCATCCGCGACATTCAGAGACGAGCGTCGGTTCTCCGCATTCAGATCCTGAATTTCACGGACCGTGTCACGGATTGCCATACCGTATGAGCGGTAGGAACTCTCAACACTGCGGTTGGCGGTTGCGATCTCACGGGCGCGCGAGGCGGCGTCCTTTGAGTCTGAGGAGTAGGCCTTGAAAGCAGCACCTACACCGTTAAGGCCAACAGCTAGGGCACCGACCGACGCCAGAGCTCCTCCGACAAGGCCAGGAAGAGCGAAGGCACTCTTGGCCAACGCGTCTAGGCCCGACGCAGCGCTACCAGCCGCATACGCGAGAGCTGGTAGGGCGTCGAGCCCAATTACCTTGACATTTAGGCGAAGTGCCTTGGAAAGAGAGTTCCGCTTGAAAATGTGCTCGACCTGAGATAGGTCGCGACGGAACGTCTGAAGATCTGCCCGAACCGGGATAGTGACCGCATCATGCTCCTGACGCTGACGCCAGGCCTGAACCTGCGCCTCAGCCTTGGCAAGCTGCGGGTCGAATTCGATCTTAATGTGATCGAACTTCATCGCCTGGAGGCGGCGATCCGCCTCAGTCTTGAACCCACGCAGAGTAGGGACAATGCGGATTGCGGCCTCACCCACTAGGGTGGCAGCCATTTAGTCTCCTGGACTATTGACGCTGTGTCCGTTCGCGATTGCGCTGTTGCGCGCGCTCGACAGCGTTCTGGGTTTTGATCAACTTCCGCTGGAGACGCAATTCGAGGCCGGGAATGACGGGACTTGGTAGCGACTTGCCGATTTGCACCTCAACGAGGCGCTTCAACCACACAATGTCTTCGGTGTGCCCGAAGATGCGTACCTTTGATGGACCGTCATCGCTGTCCTTCCGAGACCCCATCCATTCGATAGTTTCCGGGTCGTTGAGAACAGCCTCATTGGTCAGAGTGCCCTGGATATTCATCAGGGTGTCAAAGAATCCGAGTAGCTCCTCAATGGGCCGCTTGCGTCGCCATCGGCCATCGCCAACCGGCTCCCACTGGAAGTACTCGTAGGCAGAGAAATGAAGAATGTGCTGGCAGTCCCAGCAGATCGCAGACCAGTAACGGTCAACGATCGTGATTAGCCTTTTAGGCCGTCATCACCGGGGGCCCCGAAGAAGTGCTTCAGGTAGAGAGTGTTGAAGTTCTCCCACACGTGCTTTGGCAGCGGGTCGAACAGCTCATGCACGGCGTCATACTGATCACCGAACAAGGCGCGCTCACCGGCCTCAATCGTTGGGGCGGAACGCCACTCGTTCACCTGCGCCTGAGTCGGCTCAAGGAACTTCAGTCCCTGGAACTCCAGCGAAGGGATCGCGTTCTCGGTCTGGAGCTTCTCCCAGACGGAGTCAACGTTCTTTGCAGTAGCCACTTGACCTGCTCCTATCGAAAGTGGTTGTTACAGATGTATTCCCCAGCCCCACGGGTTCGCCGCAGGGCCGGGGAAAGTCAGGAAAAGGTCAGGGTCAGCTGACGGTGATCGAGACCGTCGAGGTCTTGCCCTGGTAAGTAGCGGTGATCGTCGCGCTACCAGTGGCAACACCGGTCACCTTGCCGTGCTTGTCAACAGAAGCCTTGGTAGGCGCCGAGCTGACGTACTTGGCGATTGGGGTGTAGTTGATCCCGTTGTCACCAGTCACGGTGATCTGCGAGGACGCGGCAACGGCCACGGTCGCGGTCGAAGGAGTCGCGGTGATCGATACAACCGGCGCCACGAATCCGGTCTTGTCGACCAGACGTAGCCAGCCAGGACCGCACCAACCCTGAAGGACCGAGAAGCCCATGTCACGATCGCGGAAGGCCTGGAACGTCATCTTGTAGGTGACGGCTCCGTCGTCCTTGCTGTCCTGGTTGTCAACCTTGACCAGCTTGGTGCGCGGCATGATGTAGTAGGCGAAGAGATCCTCGCCGTTCACGTCGTCGCTTGCGACCAGATACGCGCGGTAGAAGATGTTGCGAGGCAGCGTAGGAGCCTTCAGCGTCACGCCACCACCGGGCGAGACGGTCAGGTTGTCGCTACCGAAGACAGTTCCCCAGAACTTCTCCAGGACAACCTTCTTGGTCTCCAGGAACTCGGCCTCGAACTGGACGGTGCGCTTGGAGATGATGGTGCGCGCAGGCTCTGCGTCACCGTAGGACTCGATGTCAGTCGAGTCGATGTTGTGGGTGATCGAGACACCGGCCTTCTTCTCGATCATGCCTGCAGACTCAGCGGTCGCGGGCACGTCAAGATCGCCGGTAACTAGATCCTCGAGAGTCGCGACAGCAGGGTTGTCCATGTCGTCGAACAGGATCGCGAAGTGCATGTTTGCACGAATGAGATCGTTGTTCGCGTCGCGAATAGTCTCAAAATCAGCCATGGGCTACGAATGTCCTTATTAGGGAAGCGATTTGATGATCTGCCGGTAGTTCGGCAGCCCTTCGGGCTCGCGGAGCGAGATCTTGAAGGAGATGGGGATGAACTTCTCGTCCACGTACTGCTCGGGTACGAGCTGCGGGCCGAGCCACTCCTCCGACTTGCGGATAGTGGATGTCTCGCCATCTGGCAGGGTGATCGGAAGGCCGGTCACCACTTCGTCATCCATCACTCGACGGATGAAACGGGTTAGTTTCCAAGACTCTTTGCGAGTCGGTGTAATCGCGGCAATCTGGATTACTGCCTGATCCATTCGAAGCGAAGGATCAAACCGTCCAGGCTGTCGCCATACCCGCAGAGTGGGCTGCGTACCACCAACTTCCTCACCTGGAGTCAGTTCGTACCAACCTGGTGGAAGCCAGGTGCATACATGAACCTTGTCTCCAAGGAGCCGCGAAAGATAGCTCATAACAAGCTCTTCCGCGTCGGTATCTCCGTCCTCATACCAGTCAGGAAGTTCCAACATGGTCATAGAGGCGGCAATTCTGCGTAGAGGGCTGAGCGAAGCGCTCCCGAACCCTGGTAAACGGATCCGTGCTGGCCCTCGGTCGGGTTCTTGCGGCCCATCTCATCTGCGAGCGCGTACTGCACTCCAACAGTGATCTGGCCGATCCAACGATCAGTCTTGTATCCACCGATAAACACTTCGGCAGAAACAGCATTCGACATGGCACCGGGGTGACGGTCGCTCGTTTGCTTAGGCCGAGCCTCAAGGCTGGTCACGTAATTCACAGCGACCTTGGTGGTGTATTCACCGGTCAGCGCGTGAAGTCGCGTCCCTACAAGGATTTCCGCTAGTGCAGGGTTTGGATCCTTGTAGAAGTAGGCCAATCCACCCTCGGCGTGGCGGTGGAGCGGATAACCTGCGTCTGATTCAGTTGATGGTGGCATCGACAGTCACCCAATGAAATTCGGGTGGGGTACCAGACATCAGTTGCGGGTAGTCCCACATGCCCTTCGAGGTGACTTTGTACTTCACCCCATTGATAACCAGTCGATCTCCGAACTGCACCTTGATGGTGTTCTTGTTCGGGATACCAATCTGGCCAGTGGTATTCGAGGACTCTTGGCGATCGATCTGTGAGTAGGGCGCTTGCCCGCCCATGATCAGCCCGTAAACAGTTCCGATAGACCCGTCATTGCCCTCGAGACGGATGACGTTGCCATCTGCGTCAATCGGGTCACCATGCTTGTCGCGACTGTGGACTGCTCGGTAGACCTTCGCCGATAGTGAGCCGCGCCTAATCACAGGTGCTCGCTCTCCAACCACCCCGGATCCCACGGGTTGAAATACGGAAGTGGCTTGTCAAAGCCCAAGATCCGCACGTACCCGAGGACGAAGTCCATGTCTTCGCGGTATGTTGACTGGGTCCAAAGGGATCCGCTCGGACGGAACTTCTTAAGGAATCGCTCCTCGGCATCAGTGAAGAAGCCGAGGGGGTAAGCCAGCCGGTCGTACGAAGCGGACTCAGGGCCTTTCACCTCATAGGTGATGTGCCTTGGGTTTTCAAACTCCCTGCGCGATCCTGCTAGGACAATGCCACGAACCGTGACCGGGATCGCGGGATCATCGCGGTCAGCCCAGAGCTTCCCCGAAATGCTTCGGGCCCACCCAGAGGCCACGCGGAGGATGAACTCCGCGCGAGCCTTGTCGTCATCGTCAAAGATGACGCCCATCCAGGTAGCAAGCTCTGCAGTGGTGGCAAGCTGGTCTGGGGTGTCAGCCATCTTGCCTCCCGATCAGGCGACGGTGATGGTGTAGTTGTCCGTAACCGAACCGATAGTCGCGGTGATCTTGGCGGCACCTGCGGCAACACCAGTCACGACACCGTCAGCGTTGACAGTGGCCTTGGCTGGGGTGTCCGAAGTCCAAGTAACCAGGGAGTCACCCGCACGGTTGTCCAGGTTGGAGTCGATCAGCGACAGTGCGCGGGTCGCGCCAACAGCCACGTTCCCCTTGTTGCCAATGGCAACCGAGGTGGCGGCGAGCTGGATGCGAGTTGCGCGAACAAAGCCGGGATCTGGATCTACCACAGCCTTGTATCCGGCCCAGGTGTCAACCAGTGAGCGGTCGGTGGTGATCTGCGAGTCGTAGTCACCCAGCCAACGCAGGCCGATTCCGTTGTCCGAGCCAACAGTCGACACTGCGACGTTGTTGGAGAAAGGCTTACCTGGCGCGCGGGTTACCAGCACGAAGGCAGTTGGGTGGAACAGGAACGCCGCACCGTGAGGAATGGTGTCCACCACGACCACGTCGTATCCGGCCAGGCGACCGATACGTGCGTTGGTCAGACGGTCGGCGCCAGCCTGTCCAGCCGAGTCGTAGCGTACGAAGCGGTCATCAAGAAGCAGTGCCTCTTCGACAGCCGATCCGACCAGCAGAACACGTCCCTCACGAGGAACGTGAGCGTCATTCAGCTGACGACGGGCATGGATGACCGCGTTGTAGATAGCATCCACAGCAGCGGTGTGGACCTGCTGATATGGAGCATCAACGATCGTGGTCGCGACACCAGCCTCGAGCTTCTCGCTGACAGAGCGGACCTGACGCGGAAGAACGTCGACACCGAAGCTGCGAACGTCAAGCTCGCGCTCCTCGTCGGTCAGGGCGATCAGGTTATACACCACATCCGTCAGACGGACATCGACCGAAGTCTCAGTCAGGTCGCTGACCTGCATAAGACGGTCCTGCCCAGTCGCACGAAGCTGGCGGGTGTGGGCGATGGTTGGCTGCGGAATGCGGATGGTGATCGTGTCGTTGTACTTGCCACTGAAATCACCCAGGCCGTCCTTCCACACGAAGTGTGGGAGAACAAGCTCCGACTGCAGCATGCCGAGGATCGTGTTAATGATCACGGTCGGCTTCAGGAATGCGTTAGCCATAAGCTACGAAATGTCCTTGGATTAAAGGGAAACCGGATTAGCGACGGGTATTAAGCCCACCGCGTGCGCGGTCCTGCTGAATCTGCTCGAGGATCGATGCGGTCACCGCCTCGTCCGAGTCCTCACTGGACCCGCCGCCACCACTCTGACCCTTACGGGGTCCATCGCCCTGCGCCGCAGGATCTTTCGGAGCCTTCTGCGCTGGCGTCTTCTTGGTGTTTGACCCGCCCTCACTCAGGACGTCGAGTAGTTCTTGTGCATCGGCACGCATCGCATCTTCGTCATCTCCCGAGATGCGGGAGGCAAAGCGGGCAGGAAGCCCAATCTCTTCTGCGATGTCGCGGGCGAGATTAACTCGCTCAGTCGAGGCCTTGTATTCGCGGAGCTGCTGAAGCTCGGTTGCTAGACCTGCCTTCTCAGCTTCCCAACGCTGTGCGTCAGTCTGAGTGGAGGCTTCCAAAGGCTTGAGGCGCTCGACCTCTGCCTTTAGTGTATCACGCTCCTGGACAAGGGGATCGAGCTTGGACTTCTGCATGCGCGCCAGACGGTCTGTGACCAGCTTGTTTCCCCATTCGGTGGCCGCTTCCTTGCTATCGAAAGTCCACCAACTGTTTGCTGCGGGAGGAGCGAGTTCCCCTGCATCTAGGCCAGATTCGTCGCCTGCCCCAGCGCCTTCTCCAGCATCCTCTGACCCGCCCATGATGGGCCAGATTGGGCCTCGCGAGGTGAAACCAATAGCCTGAAGGCCGGTGGTTGGATGAATGGGCATCAGTGAGTCACTCACTGTGTTCTCTTCTCTCCGAACTGTTCTCGGTCGTTCGTGAAACCGTCCTGGCGCTAAGAAGCCAGTTGCGAAAGGCGAGCGTTCGCCCACTCCACCTGCGGGGAGTTGCGGCTAAAGCCATCGCCCAGAAGGGCGCTTATGCGGCCCTCAAGTTCATTGCGCACGACTTCCAGATCTGGGGCTGTGCGCTTAAATGGTGTGTACTGCTCACGGAACTTCACGGCCAGATCTTTATTAGAAAGCCAGTACCACTCGCGAGAAACCTTGTCCCACTGGTTAAAGTAGAACTGAGCCTCTTCGTCTCGGATTGCTTCATGCTTCTGCCCGAAAGACTTCTCGCGCGCGTACACCGGACGCAGCTGGCATCGGCAGTGGTTGTGCACCTTGGCGACGTTTGAGAATCCCTCAGGGAGCTCCGGTCCGTCCTTAGGTGCAACAAAGTCCCTGTCAGACTTCGTAAGAGAACCGTTCCATGGATTGGCGCGGTTGCCCTTGCTGAACGAACCCTTGCGGAAAACCGCTCCCCTGCTTGCTAATAGAGCGCAGAACCAGCACGGATTCCCATCAGTCACACGCGCGTATCCGACGATCTTTCGATCCGCATAAACCACGTTCCCCGTGACGTTGCGGCCACCATTCATCGCCTGCCGGATGGCAGCACCTGAGGAGTTCGACAGACCGCTGTACATCAGATCCTGTTCAGGACCGGGCATCGCAGCTTTGATCTCGTAGTTCCCGTTCACCACTAGTGAGACGGCAGCATCCTTCTCGGGGAAGGGATCGAACTCGACTACCTGCTGCTCATCAAGAGGAATTCTCGGGATCAGCACGTCCGAGAAATTCCATGGCGCAACGTTCTTAGGAAGCTCGACATTCGGAACATCCATCGGCAGATGGTCTGCGGTCGCCAGCGTTGCATTACGAACGTCGCTCGTGAACACCGCTGCAGCCCTCTGGGACTGGAGGTATGCGGTCTTCACCAACGGAAGGGCCGAACTCACCCATAGGGGTGTCGTCCTATCCAGCTCATCGAAACGCTGGATCAGCCAGATCGGATACATCTTCAGCGCGAGATCGGCAGCGATGGCATCCTGGTCCTCGCTGTGCTGGACAGACCTGTAGGCGATGTACGCCTCGAGTGCCCTAAGACCTGCGCTCCCCCGCTCCTGGGGCGCGGTCACTTAACAGCCGTTCCTCGCGAGACGCCGGTCTTGTTATTCAGCGGTCGCTGGTTGGTCGGGTTGTTGGGCCCACCGCCACCAGAACCACCCGGGTTCGGGGCAACGGGAGGCGGCTTAGGCTCGCCGGTCTTCGAGTCCACGCCCACCGAGGTGGTTGTGACGCCAACGACCTCACGTAGGTACGTGGTGAGCGGATCGTCGTCGAGTGCCTTCTTCTCCCAGGCCTCGACCTCAGTCTGCTCAACACCAGGGATGCGGTGCCAAGCTGCGATCTTCGGAACGCCAAGCTGCGAGCAGATCTTGCCCCAAGCGTCAGCGAACTGAGCCAGCGAGCGGACCTCAACATCCTGCCAATGAACGCGCGCGAAGAAGTCTGACGCATCGTCCTCACGGCCCTCGATCAGCGCCGCGAGACGAAGAACCTGAGCATGCGACTCACCCATAACGGTCTGCTTCTCAAACAGGCGCTGGTAAGTCTGCTTCCGCGCGCCATCAAGCGCGTCTGCGGCCACGTTCACGACCTGGCCGAGCAAGTTTGGTGGCAGCTGCATGACAGCCGCAAAAGTCTCTAGATCGGCCTTGTAGGCGGCAATGAAGCCGTCCATGGACGTCTCGTCAAGCGTGCCGAACCTAGCCTGAGCCTCCGAGGAGATCAGGATGTCCTCATGGCCGACACGGATCTTGGTCTCTTCGACCTCAGCTGACGTGTCTGGCTGCTCTAGGCCGGTGGCCCAACGAACCTTGAAGCTGTTGAAGTGCTGAACCAGTAGTCGGTCGAACACGGTCTTGTCGATGCGGGCCGCGAGATCGATAACCGACTCCACGTCACCCCAGCAGCGACCTCGAAGGTCGATCTGGTTGACGTAGCGGACGAATGGGGCCTTGCCGTACTTCGTGCTCTCCAGCTCACCAGCGGTGAACTTGCCCTTGTCGAATGTCAGTGGGTAGTAGTCACCATTAGGGAGCCACCAGCGGTACTTACCCTTTTGAGGCAGCTTCTCCAGGACGAACTGTGGGTACTCGTCGGCGTACGGGTCGTCATAGAGCGCGAAGCAATCCATTGGATCGACAGCACGCATGATCGCCATGACGTCTTCGTTCTCGTCAGAGCCCTCGGTCACACGCACATAGGCGTAGCCGTAGGTCATGACAGCACGGTTCAGCGAGATCTGCTGTGCGGTCATCTTGTTGCGAACCCAGGACTTCCAGCCCTCGGAGTTCTCGGTTTCGCCTTCCTTGCGATAGCCGTCCACGATCATCTGCTGGGCGAAGGTCGAGATCATCACAGGAATCCATGGCGTGCGCGCCATGCGCTGCAGTACTGCACGCTCAGTGTTGCGCTTCAGCGGACGGACAGACGGCTGCTTACCGGCACCCCAACACTCGAGGTGCGCCAAGCGCCCACGCTCGAGGTCGAATGCGGGAAAGACCTTCTTCGTAATGAAGGTTTCCAGTGCCTTACCCGAGAGGCTCGGGTCGGGGAGATCAACTGGCGCAGGGTGGTATTCGGGTGCGTAGATGTCCGACTGGTAGTAGACGTCGCTCTGGTAGGCGCTCACCAAAGTCCTCCCCCACGAGGCTTACCCTCGTAGTGCTTCTTTTCGACAATCGCCTTGGAACGCAGCATGTTCAGCCCCCATAGGGCGTAGGAGATGGCGCAGACTCCGGTAATGTCGACAGTGGTATCGGCGCGGGACCAGCCCCAGCCGTTGTATTCGCCCTCGTCAATGGCGTTGCTGACCTTGCCGCCGAGGTTGTACCTACGGGCACCAGCAAGACCGACCGTGATTGTTGGATCACCGAGGTGGACAAGAGACCCGTCTTCGACGGAGTCGTAGAAAAACCCTGTCGCAGCGATAATCTCTTTGGTGCCGAAAGGAATTACCTCGATGCCAAGCGCCTCAAGTTCGGGGATCAACGCACCTGCGCGCGCACCCGACTGGATGCAGACCGCAATCGGTACAGGCGAATTCCGCGCCTTGTAGATCTGGTCAATGGCATCCACACACCAGGAGATGCCGCGCTCACTGGACTCCACCTCGACCTGCTTCTTGCCATCGGCGGTGTATCCGGCAAGACCGATAGTGGCGTTAGAGCGATCGGGTGCGGCATCGACAGCGAGAACGATGCGCGACGTGATCTCTGAAACGCCCAGATCTGCATGCTCGGTGTGTATGAAACCGGCACATCGGCAACGCGACTTCCAGAGCTCAGCGTCAATGGGCGACTTGATTGAGTTGTCGTGCCACAGTCCAAGACGCTCACGGGCGAACTTCTTGTCATCCATCGAGCCGCGCTCAACGTTCGCAATCCACTCTTCGGTGAGTCGGATTCCCAACGCGGGGTTCGACTTGTACCACTGCTCAACGTCATCGAGCTTGCAGCCAGCATCTGCGCACCACTCAAAGAGAGCAATACGTGGGTGATGATCTAGACCTCGTTCGCGGGCCCTAATCAGAACAGCGGAGTCCTCGTTACCGGTCGAGGAGGTGTAGATGACCTGCGGGTTCTTGCGGGCCGAGAGTGCAGGAATCAGCGCGGCAACCATGTCAGGATCAAGGTCGTAGGCCTCATCAAGGACGACCAAGTCGCCCGAGAAGCCACGTCCCTGCCCGGTTCCGCGAGCCTTGTACAGCAGGCGCGCACCGCTTTTCAAGATGATGCCGACCTTGCCGTTGGCAGACGGCTTGGACCGCACATACTTATCGAGCGCGGGGCAAGCCTCAATCAGGTCGACCATGCGCAGATACGACTCGTAGGCCGTGTCGAAAAGGTGGGCTGTGTGGATGATCAGCCGCGTTCCGAACAAGAACAAATGGACGATCTCCAGTGCTTCGGTGATCGCCGTCTTGCCATTTTGGCGCGGAATGAGCAGAACCGCTTCTAGCGCAGCCCATTTGCGAGCCTCATTCTCACCGAGAAGGTCTCGGAGAATCAGCTGCTGCCACGGATCCAGGTGGTATCCAATGGCATCCAGGAATGCGATAGCTTTGTCGCCGCGTGATCGAACGTACTTCGGAACCCAGTAGTTGGGTGGAATCTGATCACCAATGCGGACTTCGCCAGTTGCAACCACTGAGGGCCCAACCGTCCTTGTCTACATATCAGTCAGGTAAAGCGAACTCTGCCATCATCTTTGCGATGGGGTCGTCCTCTTCTCCCGAATTAGCCTCGGAATTACCGAGTTTCAGTTGCGCCAAAAGCTGACGCAGGGCGAGCCGCTGCTGGCGGATCTCACCAAGGAGGGGGTTCACGACAATCTTGATTTCGACAGCGTCTGGCGCTGTGTATTCAGCATCTTCGGCTAGACGGATCCACTCCGCAGAGCCGGAAGCCAGTGCACCACTGAGCCGTTCGATAATGTCAGCCGTACGACAAGCTTCACCAAGAAGGATGTAACCGGCTGGATCTAGTGTCGTTCCAGCGATTACGCCATCCCACAGATGCTTACCCCAGTCTTTGAGCCCCTTGGGCGGCTGTGGTTCGGGCATCGCGAATCTCCCTATACCAGGACCAATGCGCGTCCTGTGCGTACTCCCAGGCCTTGATGTAGGTGCGCAAGCGGTAGTTGGGCTGACGGTTTCCCTCAGCACAAAGAGCTGCGTCCTCTGCCTGTAATTGGAGGTAGTGATTTAGCTCGGCTACGTCGTTGCGAATGAGTTCGCGTACGTCATCAAGCGTCAGGGAGCTCCACAAAGGCTTGGTTACCTTGTCGTCGAAGCTAATTGACGGAGCGATCACGAGCTGTACCTCCTGTTACAAGTGTATCAGCAAACTTTGTAGGTACGCCTTTCGCTACCCACATGAACCACCAAGGCGTTCATATGCTTTAAGCACACGAAGGAAGGGCACCAATGCTGAAGTCTGTGAAGCGGCTCAAGAAACGCCATCGGAAGTACCTATGGGTAGACCGCGAAGGCACCCTGTGGGTGTATGTGAGGTCCGAGAAGGACTGGTGCACGTTCACCTGGGCTGACGGCTTTCCCGAGCTGCTAACCACCCAGGCCAGCGACGGCTGGCCAGATGGCCCCTTCTACCCTGTGCCGGTGTTCGATGCCTAACCCAGTCAAGGCCGTGCTGGTCCTTGACAGCACTCGCGATTGCCCTTACCGGCTGTGAAGACAACAGGACGGATTACCAGACTCACACCGACTATGCCGACTTCTACCTGAAGGTCCGTGACAGCCGGACGGTCTATTGCGTCACCATCCGCGATGGTCTCTCCTGCGACTGGGGGAATGCGAAGTGAGCACACAAGTCCACCTCCTCGTCAAGTTCGAGGATGGGAAACCATCACTGGCGCTTGGTAACTCGGGCAACAGTCGTTCTTACACAAAAAGGGGCGTAGCTGAAAACTACGCCGAATTAGTTGGAGGAGACATCCGCATTCTTACGGTGACGATCCCCGATGAAGGTGTGGTCGGTGGAGGCCTCTGGCCCGAGCTAGTCCCCCAGGTGGCGGTGAGCTGGTCATGAGCGCACTGCAGCGGTACCGCAAGAAGCCATTGATCATCGAAGCGATGCAATGGACTTCGGAGGAGCAGTCCGACGACATCTTCGAGTGGATCGAGGCGAACGGCGGAACCGCCTTCCGCGACGAAGCGCTTAGCGGCGCTCCCGGGCCAGAGGGTGAGGACTGGGGTTCATTCGAGATCCACACGTTGGAAGGCGATATGGAGATCTCGCCGTTTGACTACGTGATTCTTGGTGTGGGCGGCGAGTTCTATCCATGCAAGCCAGACATCTTCGAGAAGACCTACGAGCTGGTGGAGTCATGAGCGCCCCGCGAATTCACTCAGACCAGCCCCCACCCCCCTTCGTGGGATGGAAGTGGAGCGTCAAGTGGGCGGGCCCAGATCACCTCTTGGTAGAACTACTTGACGCTGGCGAATCTGAATTTGTTGTAACGGAACGTACTGTCGATATTTCGTATTACGCCACCGAGTCTCAAGTCGTAAACGGTGTGCACGCAGCCATGAGTGGCATGCGCGATGAGTTTATTCGCCGCCGTGAAAGGCTGAACTGGGTCAATACGCATTGGGGAATCTAATGTTGAAGTGGATCAACGGCTCCAAGGACAACCCCGGGTACAGCGTGTACTACGCGATACCTGAGCGCGATGAGAACATCCTCTACGTCATCCGCCAGAAGAGGAAGACGTTGGACTTCACGCCGAAGTTCTGGCGCGCGTTCGTACGAACATCGAAAAGCGAAGCGCTGCGGGTTGTTTACGCCGCCGAGACACGCGGCGAGTGCAAGGCATACATCCAGGATATGGAGAACACGATCAATGCCACCAATGGATAAGCGGGCCAAGGAAGTTGTCGTTCGCACCGCCATCACAAACCTTGAGATCCAACGTGATTCGATTGCGAGGCTTCTCACCGGCAAGCGTGGTGACGGCCGACTGAACTGCGCAATTGAGAAGATGCAGGCCGCTGAGGACGCAATGCGTGAGTGGGCGGCGAAGAACGATGTCCCTATTCGACCGATGAAGACATAGGTGCTTTCCATGACCCAGTCGCCCAAGCCCTTACGGGGACATGCAGCCGACGCGCCTTCTGGTGGTTGCGGCGGTGAGTGGTAGTGGCTGACTCTCTACAGGAACAGGTCTCCGAAGCGATGAAGCAGGCCGTGATCACGACGGTAAGTGATTTCACCTGGGTTGGTCCCGACGGCGATTTCATTGACGGGGATGTTAACTGGAGTCGTGCCGCTGCTTCGTTGATCGCCTCTCTTGGTCTGCGGCACGAGACCGTGCGTGTCGGGGAGCTCCGCGGAACCCTGATCGTCTCGGGTGTGGATGTACAGGAGGAAACCGGTGAGTGAGCCAGAAGTAGGCATCAACATATGCGCGTCAAATCCGCAGGCTGCACGTGCCCTGTTTGAGAAGTGCATGAAGATCGTGGACACCGGCAAGCTGTGGCCAGATGGGAAATTGGTCGGGATTGATGGCAGCGGTAGCGCCCAGGTCCACACCTTTGAATCGAGCAGGCCATGAGTGAGTTACTTGACCGCGCTAAAGCATCCCTGCACCTCTGGGATGGCGCAGACGTTGAGATGTTCGTGCGCTACGGATACAACGAAGCTGAAACTGCTTACCGACAGGCGCCGGAACTGGTTACCCAACTCATCGCAGAGATTGAGCGACTAGAGGGCCTGTTGGACTGGGCGAATACCACCTTAAGGGCCTCGCTGGATAGTCAGGCAGCTGGTTGGACCGAAGTGAAGCGCCTTCGGGACGCGCAAGAGGGAGATATCGATGAGCGAAGCTAAGTGGCATGTCGGACAGACCGTCTTTTTATCAGACGGATCACGCGCACCCGCAGAAGTGCCGGTGACCCGCGTAGCCCGCAAGTACGTGTACATCACCCAGTACGGGCGGGAACGAAAGTTCAACATCGATAACGGCCACGAACCCACCTACACCGGCCACTGCCCCTGCATTTACACAAAGGATGAATGGGCCGATAGGGAGAAGCGCGGCAGCCTGCTGAAGGCATTGAGGGACGAGGGCCTGTACTTCAGCCATGGCCAAGGTCTCCGTTCCACCGCCACTCTCCAGCGTCTTTGGGATGCACTGCAAGTAGAGGAGGGCAAGGAATGAGCGAAGATAGCGCACTGGGATTGATCGAAGACGCTGTCGCAGAGGAACTATCGATGGAGTCGGCAGATCCGGCCTCGGTAGCGGCCTACGTCTGGTCAAGGCTGAAAGAGGACGGGTACGCCGTGGTGGAACTACCAAAGCCGGAGCCGAGTGGAGTTACAGGACAACGCGAGTGGCCAGTACCCATCACCTGCACGTTGACGGGTCAGTTACGAACTGGATCGCGCGGCGGGGCGGTGTTTATCAGGCATTCAGACGGTCGCATCGCCTTGGACGGAATTCCGACGCCACTGCCGTCGGCTGACGACGCGCGTCGCACTGCCGCCGCTCTCCTCGCTGCCGCTCTGCAAGTAGAGACAGGGGACAAACAGTGAGCCCCCATATCAAAGACGGCATGTGGGTCTATGACGGCGACAGCGTTTGCAACGAGGACGTGTCCCCATGGGAGGTTCGCAAACTGATAGACGAAGTCGATGGCGAGATGGCCGGACTGGAATTGAAGCGCGAAGCGCTATATGCGGTCTTGTTGAAAATCGAGAAGGTGTAGCCATGTCTGATCCTGCTATCGAAGCCGCACAACGGGCATGGGGATTCGATAAGGATGCCAAGTTCTTTGAAAGAACTGTAGGCCAGATGAGCGTGGCCGCTGCCCGTGAAATGGCTAAGACGGTACAGGAACTACACACGCCGGTTGTGTTCACCAGCCCTGACGGCGAGCGGTGGATTGAGTGCGAATCCTGTCGCGGCGAGTATTGGCCCTGCGAGACCTCTAAGAAGGTCTACTCGTCAGAGGAACTAGGAGACAAAGAATGATCAAAGACCTGGACGATGCCCTCAGGTTCGCGTGGGCCGCTAGAACAGCCGACCCGGACCACGCCTCTACTCACCTCCTAGCTCTCGCTATCGAGTCTCTATGTGACCTGTTGGCAACACGTAACGACGGAGAGAAGCCATGAGGGTGACGAGAGTGCGAACCACAACCGTCCTGGACGCTCTAAAGATGGTCCTTGCCGACGCGAATGGAACGCCTGGACAGTACCGGGCCGAAGAGGTCGCGGTGTTCTTCAACGACGGAGAGACAAAGTGAGCGCACGAGAGACGGTGGTGCAAGCACTTCAAGAGGCGGGGGTTGTGTGCTGGCCAGGGGTAATTGCCGACGAGATACTAGCGGCTCTCAAGGCTAAACGCATTGAGCTAGTAGAGGTACCCGAGCCAGACGGTGAACTCTACGAAGTGTTGGCCCAAGAATTCATCTTCCTTGATCCTGGGTCGAGATTACCGATCACCACAAGTGAAGGCGGCGACGTTCATAGGACCGCGAAAGAAACGCGGATCTATGCAGCCCATCTACTACTTGCCGCCGCTGCCGCTGATGGTTCTACCGGTGGAGAGAAATTGGGGCAGCTGGACGGGTAAGGACACAAATCGGGGGTGAATTATGTATCGCCGCCCAGCCGCAGTTCGATCGTACAGCTAGCTAGCCCTCATCTTCGCGCGGTTCAAGCCCGACCCATTTCGGCTTTCTTCGCCGCCTTGCCGTCTAGCTCAATGTCGTACGTGATGTCGTCGCCGTCGACCTTGGTTGTGATGCCAACCATCTTCAGGCTGGTGCCATCATCCATTCGTGCCCAGCAGGTCTGCTCCTCACCAATCTTGGCCGGTAGATTGCCATCACACTTAACGGAACGAACATCCACGTCCCACCTCACTAGAACCCTCTGAACGCCTGCCTCAAGGTCACTCTTGGCCATGGCGCCTGTTGATCCTGTGCTCGCGTGAAACGTGCAGCCGGTGAGCATAAAAACACACGCGACAAACGTTGACCCAACTATCGCCTTCACATGCGCTCTCAGTTAGTTCGATTTCGTCTTAACGGCGTATTTGACCTTGATTCACTCCCCTTCGGGTGGTACGCGCCATTGCGGTGGAACGTAGAAATTCTCCCTGGGAATCACACGGCCCGTCTTGACATCGTATATATCGATCTTTCCGCTTTCATCGCGGGCTATTCCAAGGTCTGAACCGTAGGGGAAATCGTAGATACCGATCAGCGCGGGTTCGATGTAGCAGACATCATTGAAGTCGACAATTCGCCAGTTACGGGGATCATCAACGTACTCTTTCGTGTCTATATCACTAAATATCCGCCACCCATTATCTACGTCATCGTGCGAGGGGTTTCTAAGCATCCAGCGCACAATTCCGCGACGTTCCATGACATTCGTGGTGGCAAGGCAAACCCCCGCCTTTGGAATGAACTCAATATACTCTTGATTACTCACACGCACGTATTTGTTTTTACTCACCGAAATCACCTATCGGCATCTGCGGACTCGTATGCATGTACCCGCTCACGCAGTATGGGCACGTTCCATGCGGAGTTGAAAATCAGGTCACGCAGATAGCGGGAAGATAGATCAAGATCTGGCTGATCAAAGATCACGTCATAGAACGGCACACGCGCACTCTCGGGAGACGGTCCGTGCTGTATCAGTACGGCCAGTGGAGGGCCTGAACGCTTGGAGAACAGATTCACGTCTGCCCCGGCCTCAATCAAGCGTCGCAACATCGGAGCTTCGTAGGCTGGATCGTGCTTACGTTGGTCAAACAACACGTGCAGGACATTCACGTTATCAGGGGCTATTGAGGCGTCAGCGCCATCATCTAGCAGTCTCGTCGTGATCGCCACCCGCGCCTCGACATCCCGATTGGCAACTGAACTGAACAGCAGCGTGCGTCCACCCCCGTCTACGAACGAAGCGTCCGTGGACGTGTACTCCTTAAGGAAGTCCTCGTAAGAACCCCTTTTGGACTCGGTGATCAGGCTGGCCATGGCGATTTCACTCTATACCAATCAAGGGGCTTCATCAATATGTGATCGATTTCTATAGGGATCTTGCACCCGGTAATTCTCTGGATCGCGGTATTCATCAATGAAATCCCTGAAAGGGATAGAACCATCGTGATATTGGTCGCGGAGTTTATAGTACTCATTCCCCTCTGTGTGGCCCATATCCCACAGGCCCTTTCGTGGATCACCCGGTTGCCATTCTATTAGGCGATGCCCGTCTTGCACTGTCCAATCTTCCCCTATAGGACCATTCGGGTGCAGCTGGACCCATTGTTGATTAGGTCCGGGCATTTCCAGACCGCTTAGGCCACTTTCTATCTGAGTGACCTGCTCATCGCGAGACAGGTTCCACACATCCGGCTCTTGCGTAGGTCCAAAGTCCGGCCTGCCATTCAGATACTTGAGTGGATTACCATCGGCGTCCAGTCTCGGCCCATCAATGTCGGGCGTTGTCGGAGTGTGATCTATCGGCGTCGGTGTGTGGTGTTCCACTTGCGGCGGGTGGTGTCCCGGTGCGCTGTCTTCGAGTCCATGGGTGAGGGCTCGTCCTTCGGTGCCGAGTAACGCGCCTTCGCCACCCACGGGTGCGGTTGCGATGCCTGCTGCGATTTCAATGCCGTGTTTGCCGATAAAGGCTTTGGGGTTGTCGATGCCGGATTTGACTTCATCGATAGCGCCCTTAGCCTGGTCGATGCCACGCTCCACCTGGTGGGCGGGATCGGGGTTGACCACATCCCACAGCCCCTTAGCGACGCCCGTCCACGCCTCTTTCGCGTGGTCGCCACCGTTGATACCCAGCAGGTCATCCTTGGCGCGGCCAGCTTGATCCCACGACTCGGCGAATGCCTCCCCGCCAGATTGCCGGACACGCTCAGGAGTGCCGGGTTCGGGTGTTGCGACCATGGGGCGGTCCTGCTGGGCACCCTTGATGGCGTCAGCGAGCTTGGCCTCGACCTGATCGGGTGGGTACTGCGTGGCGAGCATGCTGCGGAATTTGTCGATGGCCGCTTTGCCCTGTGGGGTGTTGGGGTCCAGTTTGGTTGCGGGCACGGTGCGCGCATCTGGTGGTGGCGGCGGTTTGTCCAAGGGGCTTTTGGGCTCGTTGATGCCCATCACGCCCAGGTTCCCAGTCAACGACCCCGTCCTTGGATCGACAGGTGGCTTGTCTCCGGGCGAGGGTGGGCCCAGGACTGGCGCGTTCGGGTCTGCGGCAGTAGCGGCTGCGGCCTGCGTGCTGGCCGGGTCGGTGGCCTTGGGGTACCAGTCCTTGTAGAAGTTGACGGGCTGTGCGGTGGGGTCGCCCGGTTTCGGGGCCGTGGCGTCGCGCAGGATTTTGCGGCCATCGACCAGGGCGGTTTTGGGGTTGATGCAGCCGGTGATCGTCTGGGCCGTGGCGTCAGCCTGAGTCTTGAGGGTTTGACAGCCCTTCTCCCACTGGGCGACATACCCTTTGACCTGGCGCTCAATGTCAGCGACATGTTCGCGATTGCGGGCTATCGACTCATCGCTCTCACCCGCAGCCGGGTGGTAGTCCACGTGGTATTGCTGGTCGATCGAGACGCCCTGGTCCTTGTGCTCCAGAACCCTTTCGATGAGGCGTTGGCCGTTAACTAGGGGCTCGACCACCTCGTATTGGATGGTGGCGGCAACGAGTTTTCCGCCGTCTTCAGCGGTGTCATTGGTGTTATCAGAGCTGTGGCAATCGGTGGATGCCGTGTCATAGGCTGCGTTCGAAGTGCGCCCGGTCCATTCCGTGCCATTAGGAGCCCCCACCCACCGTTTGTACTCGTCAAAGACTTCCTTGAACTGCCTGGCCTCCGGTCGCCAGGTATCCACCACCGCCATATAGTCATTGGCCTTCTTGGCCATGAACTCATCCAGCGGCGTCACCACGAGTGCCCCTATGCGCGCTTCGGTGGTTGATAGATGCTGGGCAGATTGCCGTACCCGGTCGCCAGCGAGCTCTCCGTGATCGCGAAAGCCTGCTGGGCCTCATCGGCGAAGTCAGCGATCGTATTCAGCCGCGCGGCCCCGATCCGCTTCACATCCGCGATAGCCTTCGACACCCCATATAAAGCCGCCAGACCCGGATCAGCACCAGTCGGGGGCGTAACACTGGCCGCAGTGCTCTCTGTAAGCTGGCCAGCGAGCGACCTTAGATGCGGCCCGAGCTTGCCCAACGCTGCAAGGTCAAACTTGAGAACGTTCTCATCACCTGCCATCGTCGGCCTTAATCACCCCCACCCTCCTGGCTTAGGTGACCATCATCACCCAGATTGCTACGCAGATTAGCACTACGCGGGCAGTAGAGAAGCCTTGCAGGAGAAGGTTGCTACACGACATGCACACCAATGATCAAGATGCTGTCGAATTTGTTATCTCTAAGTGCACGAAGCGAGACCTGCGATAACGTGAGGCGTTATGAAGATCTTGATCGCAGCGTGTGCCGCAGCCTTGGTATTCGCTCCCACTACCGCAGCACAGCCCGATGCGGCAGGCGACGAGGACTTCGCATCGATCATGGACTACTCCCGCATCAGCCGGATCGGCCCGACGCACCTGTACTCCACGCAGGCCAAGGAGATCTGCTACGAGTACAAGAACGGGTGGAGCACTTTGTCGGTCAGCAATGTCGTCGAAGTGAATCACCCTGAGTGGAACCAGGACACAGTTGGCCGCTTCATCAAGATCTCGATGGCTAGCTGGTGCCCTGAGCTCCTGTAAGTAGACCGCCTACACAGCGACGAGGTACCCTCAGGTCATGGCTGCATCGCCAATTGAAATATTGATCATCCGACAGGATGAGTCCTACCAAATAGATAAAGTGCCCAGCGACATCAAGCGTCTGAGCCACCTAGTTGGTGGTCACCTACAAGCTAAGACCGCCAAGACCGCGACCTTATGGTTTAACAGCCACGGCAAACGCGAGAAATTACCGATCAACTACATGGCCACGTACTTGTGGTGGAAATTAGATCCGGCGTCTGAATCTCAGGGCACAATTAACGGTCCTTGTGTCATTACCGGACCAGCAAACGAATCGCTCGAAGCCACGGACATTTACCCAGATGTGCTAGACCTTCATGCGACCATGGACCTCGTGCGCGAGGAAGTTCGTCCCTAG